GAACGAACACGATGCCATCGCAAGGATCAAGAGACTGTCTCACAGCATCAACTGTGCCGATGAGATCGCAGAAGTGATTGAGCGGCTAATCAAAGAGCGCGACGAGGCGAGGCGGGAAGTGTGCAACAACGAGGCCAACCATCTGCCAACGATGGCGGATGCGCGCAGAGAAGCGCAGCGGCGTGGATGGGATTGCTTCAAGGAGGACGGCAAGTGAGTAGAGTTTTAATTATCGGGGATACACACTTCCCCGCAGTTCTAGATGGATACCTTCAGTTTGTGAAGGATGTCAAGAAGGAATACAAGTGTGACAAGGTTATTCATATTGGCGATGTGATCGACCACCATTGTATCTCATTCCATACTAAGCACCCGGATCATCCCGGTGCTGTGTCGGAATACAAGCAAGCAATGGAATGTATTAAAGAATGGAAGGCTGCATTCAAGAACATGATTGTTACTGTTGGTAACCATGATGATAGAGTGCGCCGACTAGCAGGTGATGCTGGTATTCCAGACTTTTATATCAGGAGCTTCAATGAAATTTATAATACAAGTTGGCACTGGGTTAAGAACCACACTGTTGATAATGTGTTTTATTATCATGGTATTGGGGGTGGCGGTCTATACCCTGCTTTCAACACTGCTAAAGGTATGGGTATTTCTGTGGTTGCTGGTCATCACCATTCTTGCGCCGGAATTAACTGGCAAGTTAGCCCAATGCATTCGCTCTTTGGAATGAATGTTGGATGTGGTGTTGATCGCAAGCACCTTGCTATGAAGTATGGTGAAGACCATATTAAGAAACCCGTAATTAGTTGTGGCGTTGTCGTTGATGGCAAGCCCTATATTGAAATGATGAGTCTTTAAATAAGCCCTATGGTTGGGGCTACAGATATACTGTATATCAGAAAGGAGAAAAGAAATTATGAATACTGAAACTGAAATGGTTGATGGCGTTGTTACTGAAGCTACCACCACTCCCGCACAGGAAATGGTTCCTGCTATCCGTAGTGATAGCGTAGTTGCGTATCTCAGCGGACTTGCTTCCGGTCTGAGTGCTATTGTTAACGACCTGAACATGCAAGTGAATCAAATCACTGGCGAAATGAATAAGGATAAGACCACTAATGGTTAATAAGAAGATGAAGAAGATGCCTCAGTTTGTGACTGAGGTTTCTGAAGTTAAGTGGAGCAATCTCCTTAAGCCAGACACGGCTTTTGGTGAGGCTTCTGCTAATCATAACATTACGATTCTTCTGGACAAGACTCTTGAGAAGAAGCTCGCTGAGTTGCTCAAGCAGTCTGGTGCTAAGAAGATCAATGGTATCATGGAGAAGGATGGAGTCAAGACACTCAAGGCTAAGAGCCGTGTCTATGTAGAGCAGGGTAAGTTCCCTTGCGTTGACTCTGCTGCACAGGAAACTGATGCGGTTCCATTTGGCGGTGACAAGGTTCGACTGAAGCTTGCCCCTGCTGTTGTCGCCCGTGATAACAGTCTGTCTGTTTATCTTAATGGTATCCAGATCGTAGAGAAGAATGCCAACAACATGACCGGATCTACTGGCGGTGGCTTTAGTGCTGTCGATGGTGGGTTTGTTGGCGCAGCAACCCCAAAGTCTGCGCCCGAAGTTGAAGAGACTGAGGACGAAGACCTTCCATTCTAAGTGAACTGGAAGTTTAATATCAATCCCGTGGCTGCTTCAAGACCACGGGTTGGTAAATGGGGTGCATACTATACAGGCACATACAAAGAGTTCAGAGAGAAAGCCTCTGAAATTGTATGGGATACTATTGGTACTAGTTGGCAAGCCCTTGAGGGTGAGCTATCAGTAACAATAGAACTGTATGTAAAGCAACCAAAGTCTACTGAAAGAGGATGGCCAAAGGCAGACATAGACAACTTTGCTAAGGCTGTTCTGGATACAATGAATACTAAGATCTGGAAGGATGACTCTCAGATCACATCACTCTATGTATCTAAACAGTGGGCTAATAAAGGTGAAGATGGTTACTTCACATTAGAAGTATCTAACTAAAGGGAGAGGGGAGAAATCCCCTTTCCTTTTTTCAAAAGGAGAATCATGTACGAAAATATTTCAGTTGAGTTGATCGACAAGATGGGAACAGACAACACGGTTGTTGATGCTGCTAGAGTGTCGTTCAGCAAAGAAGCTGCCAACTACACAGAAGAGCAGAATAGTAAGCTTATCAAGTACTTGGCAAAGCATAATCACTGGAGTCCTTTCGCTCATTGTACTCTACAATTTAGAATCAAGGCTCCTATCTTTGTTGCCCGACAGTTGCAGAAGCATCAGGTCGGGTTTGCTTGGAATGAAGTAAGCCGCCGCTATGTTGACTATGATCCAACCTTCTGGAGTCCAGATGGTAACTGGAGAAAGAAGGCTGAAAACAAGAAGCAGGGATCTATGGATGATCTAGTCGATGATCCTTTGGAGTCTCAAGATATCTTTGAAGATGCCATGCGTTATTGTATGTTGACCTATAGCCTCATGCTTGCCAACGGTGTATGCCCGGAGCAAGCCCGTGCCGTGCTTCCTCAGTCTATGATGACTGAGTGGTACTGGACGGGTTCTCTGTACGGCTTTGCCCGTGTGTGCCAGCTACGGCTTGATGCCCATGCTCAGAACGAATGCCGACAGGTTGCCATGTGTCTTGATGATGCATGTGCTCAGGCGTTCCCAATGTCTTGGAAGGCTCTTAATGGAACAGTGGATTGATCTAGCTAAACATATTGCATCGACTGTCGATAGAGACAGGGCGCATATATCGTTGATCGTTAGAAAGAATAGGCTGCTTGCTCTGGGTACTAACAATTGGAAGACTCATCCTAAGACTGCTGAGTATGGGTACATGTATCCATATCTTCATTCTGAGTTGGATGCCTTCCGAAAGATAAAGACACCACATGATAAGATGGTTCTTTATAACTTTAGATTTAGTAAGACAGGTAGATTAGGAATGGCTAGGCCGTGCAAGTTCTGTATGCCTTGGTGTTCCCATGTGTTTGATCGAATCGTTTACTCTAACGAGGAAGGTAAGATTATATGCTGAACAAAATATCTGAACAGCCACAGATTGTTGTATTCAACGGTGGTCCCAAGGATGGACAGACGATTCCATATAAGCTTTGTATGTGTCCAGAATACAAAGCAGTAGACGAACAAGCCTACAGTATTGGTAACTGGTATACTGATAGCAGCCCACTACCGTTTGAAGATATTAAATGGGTTCGTTATGTAATGAAGAAAGCAGTACGCCAGTTCTTTGTCCCTTATAAGAAGATTGAAATCAATCCCGCTAATTTTAAAGACCGCTATACAGTAAAGGTTTATCAGGACTATCATATTGATATGGCTTATGTCTATCAGTTAGAGGGCAGTAATGATAAACCCAATGTGCCTGAAGAGGCGTGGTTTGGGCGTAGAACAAAGACAGAGTTGCTTGATTGTTTTCAGAATAATAACGATGAAGCCTATCTTGATTGGCTCCAAGAAGAAGAAGCACTTAGAAAAATCCTAGGAGATAAGCATGCCTGATATAGATTCAAACGGTGTGGATATTCTTGATCGCTTCTTGGCATACAAGTCTCGGTTCATGCAATTCAGTGTGACTGAGGATGTCTTTAATCAGGTGGTCGCGTATATAAAGGAACTCCGCAAGGAGCGTGATGAAGCTATACGAGAAGCTGATGAACTACGCCAAGAGTCTTGGGATCACGGTGGATTGCTTGGATACTTTAGGAGGCACGGTAATGACTGATGACTACGACAATGTGACCAATGATCCGTTCCTTGATGAATACTACAAGATCAAGCGAGGCATTGGTCAGCCTGAAATTATAGATAAGATGATCTACGAACGGCATGAGCAGCGCAATTGTTCCCCTCGTATGAGTGATGTAATTTTGGATGCGGCAGATAGGATTCGGGACAAGTGGAAAGAGGAAGAAATTCGTGAGTTTGTATTTCGGATGTCGATGCATATAGTGCATCTTGAAGAAACACTCAAGAAAAACAATATTGACTTTTCTCCATACATGAGTTACTATAACATACCGAAGGAAGACTTAAATGAATCGTGAACGCTACATTGAACTCAACAGCACAGGACAGGATCTCACCCCCGAAGAGTGGGATCAGGGTTGGCATTGGTGTGTTGAATGGGACGGCTTGCTTGTAGGCCCGAACACCGAAGAGGCTCTTGTCTGCTCTTGCAACCATCCTGTCATCGAAGCGTGGAAGCAGTCCGATGCTGGCAAGAAGTTGCAAGAGGAACTTGATAAGCGGTCTGAGGAAATTAATGAGAAAAACTTCTTTATGGAGGACGGCAATGCCTAAGACCCTAACATTACCCCGTAATAAGAAGTATGATCCTAGTGCTGGTGTTGAGATTACTTGGACTCCCTCTGCTAATCGACTGGATATCAATGGTTGGTATGATCACTTTGTACATATCGAAGGCGAGTCAATGTCACTAAGTGCTTTCTTCCTGCTGCTTGGTATTACCGAGAAGGATTGTAAGAAGGCCTTTGAACCACAGCAGGCTATGGATCGGCTTGTAGAACTAGATGAGGAGCTTGGTCTACAGTGAGCGATGATCCTCTATCTCAGGCCGTTCAAGAGTTAGAGTTGGTTACCCACGAAAGAGACCAAGCCCGTAGGGAATTGATTGCATATGATGCCATTCATGGTAAGCTGTCGGTTACTGCTGCAGCCAAGGCCAGAGGATGGGGTTATTTAATTACAAAGGATAAAAAAATATGAACGGCAAAGGAAGTAAATATCGTCCAGTTGATCGTAAGAAATACGAAGAAAACTATGATGCCATCTTTAGATCTCTTGATCGTATCAACAAAAAATTCGACAAAGCTTTAAAGAAACTAAAAGACAATGAAGACAAAGACACTAAGCGAACTTGAAGAGATGGTCTATGATCTTGCGGCACTTAGTTATAAGGTTGGTCGTATTGAAACAGATGGTACTTCAACTCAAGCAAAGTATAATAAACTGGTTGAGCAGCGTGACGATTTAAAGAATAATATTGCAGCTGCTTTTAAATCCTACACAAACTCTTATCCAATCGAATTAGGTTGGGGAAAAGGCAAAGACGAATAATGTTTAATGATAATGTTCTTAGTGATGAGTGGTTGCAGATGAACTTCCCAGTTGGTACTGGTCCAATGATTATTGTTGGTGGAGATATTGTACCATCAAAGAATCATTATATGAAGATTGAGTTTGATAAGAATTCAGATAGTGCTCACTTTGTTATTAACGAAACTCCAGAAGATCGTGGTGGTTTGCGCGGTATTAATGAGGAGCCTGTTGTTTCATTCAGCATGCCACGCGCACTACTTCTTAAGATTGTTCGCATTATTAAAGTAAGTGCTGATATTGAGTTTCACGATGACTTTACTCACTCGGTGAGGTAAAAATGAATGAGCTTATTTCAAAAGAAAACAGAATGTCCACGCTGCGCGGCTAATGGTGAAGACCGCAGTGGAGACAATCTTGCGGTCTATGATGACCATGTGTATTGTTTCAAGTGTAGTTATCACCGTAATACAAAAGGAAAAGAGATGACCGATGAGACTGTTACGCTACAACCTAAAGAGTTTAAGACTCTCACTGGTTCTTACATTGATCTTGAAGATCGCGGTATTACGGAAAAGACTTGCCGACTCTATGGCTATCAGGTAGCTAAGGTCAATGGCAAGGAAGTTCAGATTGCTAACTACTATACCAATGGTGAGTTGATTGGTCAACATCTTCGTGGTCCTAACAAGCAGTTTGCTTGGAAGGGATCAGCCAAGAGTGCTGAGCTTTATGGTCAGAACCTATGGAAGAATGGTGGCAAGCGACTTGTGATTACTGAGGGTGAGATTGACTGCATGACTGTCAATCAAGTTCTTGGTGGTACTTGGCCTGTAGTCTCCATCCCAAATGGAGCGCAGTCAGCAGCTAAATCTATCCGTGATAACCTAGAGTTTGTTAACTCTTATGCAGAAGTTGTTCTGTGTTTTGACATGGATGAGCCGGGTATTAAAGCAGCCAATGAGGTTGCCGAACTACTACCACCGGGCAAGTGCAAGATTGCTAAGCTTCCTTACAAGGATGCCAATGAGTGTCTTGTCAATGCTCAGACTAAGCAGCTTGTGTCTGCTATCTGGGAAGCCCACCAGTATTCTCCAGATGAGATTCTACATATCTCTAAGATTGTAGATGCATCAGAGACTATAACAAACAGTAAGGTGTATCCCTTCCCATACGATGGTCTATCAGAGTTCCTGATTGGTCAGCGTGGTGGAGAGATTAGTCTATGGGCATCTGGTACTGGCTCAGGTAAGTCTACTATCCTCCGCGAACTTATGATGCACCATCTTACAGAAGGTCGCAGCGTAGGTTGTATCATGCTTGAGGAGTCTCCGCAGGAGACAATGGATGACATGATTAGCCTTATGCTTAACAAGCCTGTCCGTGCTATCCGTGCTTGTCGTATGATGAATGAGCTACGGGTACAGATGGGTAAGAATCCTATCAACATGCAGATGATTGATGATCTTACAGATGAAGAGTACTACACTGCTAAGCGTAAGCTAAGCGAGACTAGCTTCTATATCTATGATCACCTTGGCAACAATGCCATGCAGAATCTGCTTGCTCGTATGGAGTTTATGGCTGTGTCTCTTGGTGTTCAGGTCATTGTCCTAGACCATATCACGGCAGCAGCCGCTGGTCTTATGAGCATGTCTGACAAAGATGTTGAGGGTGGTGGTTCTGAACGAATCATTATTGATACACTTATGAAAGAACTAAGAGCATTGGCTGTTCGTACTGGTGTGCATATTGACATTGTATCGCAGCTTAAAAAATCAGAGAAGGCTTATGAAGAAGGTGATCGAATTACTTTGCAAGATCTGCGTGGCTCTGGTGCTTTGGCTAGTGTGCCTAACACAGTTATTGCTCTTGAGCGTGATCGTCAGAACACAGACCACAAGATTGCCAATACTACAATTGTTCGTGTTCTCAAGAATCGCCTGACAGGTAGGGCTGGTATTGCAGCAACACTATTTTATGACCACACTACGGGTCGTTTGAAAGAGATCGGCTTTGCTATGGCAGAGGATGGCTCTCTTGTCTTTGACCCAGAGGAGAACTAAATGAAGGTATGCGTCCTTGACATTGAAGGTAACGGACTTGGTGAACTAATCCTTGATAGTAAGGGTAAGCCTTATGCAGAGGTTACTAGAATTCTGTGTGCCGCTACTAAGGTCAATGACGAAGATCCTATCCTTTGGTTAGAACACCAGATGAAAGATCTGGTCAAGTACCTCAGTGAGATGCCCGTGATTATCGGACACAATATCTGGGGCTACGATTTTCCCGTGATGCGTAGACTGCATGGGATGGCGCGACCGAAGTGCATTGTTGATACGCTCGTTATCAGCAAGTTAATGCATCCAGATATTAACAATCACCCACTAGGTGATAACTCTCTGGAATCTTGGGGTAAGTATCTTAAGTATCCCAAGATAGATTACAAGGGTGGATGGAGCCAGTACTCAGATGAGATGGGTACTTACTGCTTACAAGATGTCAGACTAGGCATGGCTATCTATCAAGCCCAGAAACAATTCATTACAAAGAACAAAGAACTAGTTCGCTTTGAGAGTAGTGTATCTGAAGTTCTAATGGAGCAAGTAGAGCATGGATTTAATTATGACAGTGATGCAGGAGACAAGCTGTATCAAAAGCTTATGCTTGAGAAGCTTGGTATTGAAGATGAAATGCGTGAGATCTTTCCTAACAAGATCATTATCCGTCATTCAGAAAAGACAGGCAAAAGACTAAAGGATAAGATTGAGATCTTTAATCCCGGTAGCCGACAGCAAATTGCATCCCGCTTAAATGAGAAGTATGGATGGGAACCACCACTAACTGACAAGGGAAATCCCAAGGTAGACGAAGCAGTGCTTGCTACTCTTGACTATCCCGAAGCAAAGAAGTTGACTGAGTACTTTAACACAGTCAAGCTTATGGGTATGGTTGAAGACTGGAACACCCGTGTAACATCTAGCAGAGATCATCGTATCCACGGTGGCATCAATGCACAAGGTGCTGCTACAGGTCGTTGCACACACAGCCAACCTAACATTGCTCAGGTAAGTGGCGACCACCGTGCAAGAGAACTATGGGTTGCAAATGCTGGTGAGTCTTTGGTTGGTGCTGACTTGTCAGGTCTTGAGCTGCGTATGCTTGCTCACTTCATGGCTAAGTATGACAATGGTGAGTATGCTAAGGTGCTGCTTACTGGTGACATTCATACACACAATCAACATGCTGCTGGTTTGTCTAGTCGTTCGCTTGCCAAGTCATTCATCTACGCTTACCTTTATGGTGCTGGCGATAAGAAGATTGCTATGGTATGCGACTGCTCTGTTGATGCCGCTCGTAAATTGCGTGAGCGTTTCCAAAAGGAAATCCCTGCACTTGCTAAAGTACAGGATGCTGTACGCTTTGAGACAATCAAGACAGGCAAGGTACGACTACCCGATGGTAGAAGCGTACCCGTCCGTAGCGAACACGCTGCCCTCAATACCCTCCTGCAAGGCTCAGGAGCCATCGTATCGAAGTACTGGATGGTTGAGGCTAGCAAAGCAGCAACGCGCCTACGCGCCAATCAGCTGGCTTATATCCATGACGAGTTGCAGTACAGTTGTCCCAAGTCTGTTGCCGATGAGTTTGGCAAGGCTGTGACTGCTGCTGCAACGACTGCTGGTGAGCAGCTTAATCTTAATATTCGTATTGATGCTGAGTATCGCATCGGTAATAATTGGGCAGAAACCCACTAAGGAGTAATATGAGTTCACTTACTATGTACATTGCTGGTCCTATGCGGGGATACCCGAACCACAACTTTGATGCTTTCTATAATGCAGAGAAGAAGTGGGTAAAGAACCCAATGATTGAAAAGATTTATAATCCCGCCCGTATGGATGAGGATGAAGGCTTTGATCCAACAACAGCAGAGGATTCTAAGGAACACCTCCGCTCATGCATGAAGAGGGATCTTGATGCAATTCTAAACTGCAATGCTATGGTAATGCTGCATGGATGGGAGCATTCTGAAGGAGCAAGAGTTGAGCATTCACTCGCAACATATTTAGGGATGCCAATCTTTTATGAGAGTTAATGTTAAAATTTGTTTCTATAAATTCAAGCCAATACAAGCGTGGCGTTATGCCTTTATTCGGATACTTACTAATGCTAAGCATACTCATGCTCATCTTGAGTTTAGTACCGAACCACCAATAGCTGTTATTGTTATTGATGGTAAGGCTGCTGAAATTACAAAGGTAAAAACTTTATCTAAACTAAAAGCAGAAAAGTATTATGAGTATAACATTGGCGATCTTGAGTTATCTTCTGCTGACTTTACATTCTTCCAAACCTATCCGAAGATTAACGCGGTTAAGATGATCTTTTATTGTGCAGTTGGTCGTTTCTTTGGTATGAAGAAACCAGCTAGTTGTGTTACATTTATCTGTGACTATTTAAAGTTTAAAGGTTGGGATATCCCTGACCTCTTCAGTCCAAAGGAACTATGGGAGAGCTTACATGCTAATAATAATGATCGGTGGAAAGGCCCGCGTGGGCAAAACAACACTGGCCAAATGGCTAAGTGAATACGCTTACAATGAAGGCTACTCGCCTATCTTACTTCCTTTTGCTCAGGCTTTAAAGGAAGAAGCAGAAACAAGAGGCTTCTCAAAAGACAAGAACCCAGAAGAGTATCGTGCATTTTGCCAGACTCTTGGTTCAGACATGAGAACTATTGACTCCGACTTCTGGGTAAAGAAGTTTAAAGAAAAGATTAAGTTCTTATACGAACAAGAAAAGAAAGCATTAGACCAAGACCCAGAGACATGGCATGAGAAGGTTGTCATTGTAGATGACTGCCGATACATGAATGAGGTTGCCGCTGCCCGTGAACTACGAGCATTGACTGTCTTTGTATCACATGGTAATCGTGTGTTGCCCGAAGATACTGCTGAGTGGAGAAAGCATGAGTCAGAAGCAATGGCTAACTCATTAGAAAATGAAGACAAGAATTATTCTGATGTCTTTAATTACTTACTTCGTAATGACGGTACAGAAAAGAAGTACAAAGAAAAAGCAACCCAAAGGTTTGAAGAATGGTTTCACATTCTAACTGAAGGATTGCTTGGTGATCTTTGTAACTGTGAACTGTGTATGTCATGCCGTGAGGATCGCTCTCCTGATGAAGAGCAAATTATTCAAGACATTCTTAAACTACTAGACGAGGAAAAAGATAATGGAAAGACCTGATGTTGCTGTTCTAGATGGAGATATCTTGTGTTACCGTGCTGCTTTCTGGGCTGATCAAGAAGGTGTTGAGTATCTAGAAGAACGGCTATCCCATGATGTTAAGGCTTGGACACCAATGGGAATGAAGAAGGTCTACATTGCCATGTCTTGTAGCCGCAAGGATAACTACAGACGGGACTTCTGGGAACCCTATAAGGCACATCGTGATGTGCGTAAACAGACCCCAGATTGCATGGACTACGCTCTTGAGCTTATCAAAGAGCATGACATTCTGACAGTACCAAGGCTAGAGGCTGATGATATTATGGGACTTATGGCTTCTTCTGGTAAGGGGATAGCTGTTACCATTGATAAAGATCTCAAGTCTGTACCGGGGTGGCACTGGAATCCTGACAAGGAACATACACCAGATATGGTAGATGATTACACTGCTGACTATAACTTCCACAAGCAGTGGATTACCGGGGATACGACCGATAATATCCCCGGTATCTGGAAGTGGGGGCCAGCTAAGGCTGAGAAGTGGCTTAAGTATGTCCACCCCCGGAACTGGTCGGCTGCTGTACTGGCAGCTTATGACCAAGCTAAGACCGCAGATGGCGGTAAATATGATTATGATTACTGTTTGGCTATGGCCCGATCTGTCCGCATCCTACGGGATGGTGAGTACGACAAGGCTACTAAACAGGTAAAACTATATTGCCCAATAGTTGGGGCTACTGAAGAACAAACCCTAGGAGATACTAATGGATACTGAAGTTACTTGCTTTGATACAAACTCAGCTACCTTTGCTGATAATAATAATTACAATACTTCTACTTATACCCATAGATCAAAGGGTATCCCTATGGTTCTCCACGATCTTAAGTGCAATCCTGAGTATAAGACCAAGGGTGCTGCTGGTGCAGATCTTAAGTGCGCTCTAGATATTGTACTGCATCCCGGTAGTAATCAGATGGTTGCTACTGGAGTATCCTTTGCTATTCCAGAGGGATTCGTGGGTCTTATATTCCCACGCTCTGGTCTGGCTACAAAGGGTATTACACTCAAGAATTCTGTGGGTGTTATTGATTGTGATTATCGTGGTGAGATCATGGTATCCTTGGTAAACAACTCTTATGATGTTGTCACACTAAATACTGGTGATCGTATTGCTCAGATTGTCTTCCTACCTGTTACTCAATTCCCATTCATCTCTGTCGATAAACTTCCAGAGACTGCGCGGGGAACTGGTGGTTTTGGAAGTACAGGTTTATAACTAACTAAGGAAGGATAGACATGGATACATTTCAAAACTTTATTGCCATCTCTCGCTATAGCCGATGGATGGATTCTGAATCTCGTCGTGAAACTTGGGATGAAACTGTAAATCGTTGGTGGAATTACTTTACAACCAAGGTTCCAGCCCTAGCTTCACGACCAGATGTTCGTGATGCAATTCTAAATCTTGAGGTTCTACCCTCAATGCGTGGGCTTATGACCGCAGGGCCAGCTTTGGACCGCGATCATACCGCATTATACAACTGCTCATATTTAGAGATCGACTCATCAAAGTCTTTCTCTAATCTAATGTATATTCTTATGTGTGGTACTGGTGTTGGCTATACTGTTGAGCGTAGATGCACAGACAAGATGCCAACTATTCCAACCATCCATAAGATGTTTGACAATGTAATGTTCGTAGAAGATAGTCGTGAAGGCTGGTGTGATTCACTCCATCAACTAATCGACAATCTATACAAAGGTGTTCACTTAAAGTGGGACACTAGTAAGGTACGCAAGGCTGGAGAAAAACTCAAGACTTTCGGAGGACGCGCAAGTGGTCCTGCCCCGCTTGAGGAAGTATTCCGCTTTATTGTTCAGACATTTTATAAGGCTCAGGGACGAAGACTCACTCCGCTTGAGTGTCACGATATTTGCTGCAAGATTGCTCAGTCAGTCATCGTTGGTGGCGTTCGCCGCTCAGCAATGATCTCTCTCAGTGATCTCGCGGATCGTGAGATGGCAACATGTAAGAGCGGTGCTTGGTGGGAATCATCAGGTCACCGCGCCCTAGCCAATAATTCCGCTGTGTACAATGGTCGCCCTTCAATGGGACAATTTCTAGAGGAGTGGACTGATCTGTACAATTCTCACAGTGGAGAGCGCGGTATCTGCAACCGTGATGCGATGAGGGCTATTGCAGTCAAGGCTGGTCGTGATGAAAGTATTTATTATGGAACCAACCCTTGCTCTGAGATTATTCTCAGACCCAATCAGTTCTGCAACCTATCGACCGTTGTAGTCCGCGCTTCAGATACACCTGAGACATTAGCTAAGAAGATTGAGATGGCTACAATCATTGGTACAATTCAAAGTATGTTTACTTACTTTCCTTATCTTTCCCGTGAAGATTCTTCATGGACAAAGAACTGTGAAGAAGAGAGACTACTTGGTGTATCTATGACAGGCATCTTTGATAACAAGCTAATGTCCGGCATTCATGGTTACGGAAAGCTCAAGCATGTTCTTGAGAATCTCCGTGAGATCGCAATCAAGACTAACCTTGATTGGGCTAAACAATTGGGCGTCAACCCAAGCAAGTCAATCACTTGCATCAAGCCAGAGGGAACTACCTCATGCTTAGCTAATTCAGCCAGTGGTCTACACCCACGATATGCCGAGCACTATTATCGTAGAGTTCGTATCGACAAGAAAGATCCTATCTATCAGCTTATGCGTGATGCACAGGTTATGGTAGAAGACTGCGTAATGAATCCAGATTCAACCGCTGTCTTTACCTTTGCTCAGTCTGCTCCATCAGGTTCTCTTACCCAAGATGAACTACAAGCAATCGACCACCTTAATCTGTGGCTTGCTTACCAAGAGTATTACTGCCAGCATAAGCCAAGCATTACTGTTAATTATTCCGATAGTGAGTTTATGCCAGTAGGTCAGTGGGTATGGGAGAACTTTGATAAGATTTCTGGTATCTCTTTCCTACCTAAGTCTGATCATATCTATGCTCAGGCTCCATTTGAATCAATCACTAAAGAAACATATGATTCATATGTAATGGTTCCTGTCGATTTCAATAATCTATCTTTCTATGAAAAGACAGACACAACAACATCCTCTCATACAATGGCATGCACTGCTGGTGCATGTGAGATCATAGATCTTAAAGGATAAAACATGGGAAAAACACTAGCCCAACTTGAAGCAGCACTTGCAACAAGAACAGCTGACTTAAATAGTTATAACTCTTCATTACAAAGTCTTGGAAAAACATTAAGTACTGTTCAGTCAGGTCTTTTAGATTTTAGAGACATCGGTGAATCCGCTTACTTTAAACAAACAGGTGCTCAAAAACTAGCAACAAAAGAAGTTCCTAGATATACTGATGTATATGATAAAGAATATTCTGCTATTAAAGATGTTCAGTTTACACTTGGTGGTGATGCTGTTACTGCTTCAAACACTGACAAGGCTTTTTATGTATTTAATGCAGCTAGAACAGCTGAACAAAAGACAGAACAGCAGATTGGTGAAGTAGAAAAAAATAATTTAGCTTATCAAAAACAGCAAGAAGACATTGCAAAGTTTTTAAATAGTGAAAAACAAACAGCTCAATCAGGAGTATTACAAAAATATTTATCTTCTGTTTTAAATCCTGTTGTTCCTAGAGGTGGAATAAATCCATTTCAGTATGATCAAATAAATCTTAAAAACCCAGCTGAATTAGCTAGATGGAATGCAGCTAAAAGAAGTAATAAAGAAGTAACATATAGTTACAATCCAGTTACTAAAAAAACAGAACCTATCTATTCAATTAAATTGTCTGAGTCAGAGTCAGCTGCAAAAAGAGAATTAACAAGAGAGATTGAAACTACTCGTTTTATGTCTTCCGCTGATTTACAAAAGACATGGGCAAATTATTATGCTGATGAACTAAAAAATAGCATAGCTGATTTTACTAAAAAACAAACAAAAACTACTGATAAGATAACAGACCTAACAAAAAAGATAGCAGCAAAGAAATAAACTATGGTTACAAATATTCAATCAGCAAGAACAAAATTAACGCTTGCTTCTGGTATTGATATGCCAGAAGTTAAGCTTATGCTTAAAGACATCTACGCTAAGCTAGATGAATTAACAAATGAAATTAGAAAAGTTTCCGAGAATCGACCCAGATCTAATAAAGATTCTGGAAGAACTTTATAAACCTTTAGAATACGACCCCGATGTTAATGAACTAAAGTTTGCTAGACAAGCTGCGTTTAGAGCAGGACAGATAGAGGTTGTCAATAAACTGAAAGCTGTCCTCAAACAACAGCAAGGAGGAAAGTAATATGGGTGGATCACCTAAGATTAGTGGTGGAATGACCTATGCCGAGCAGCAAAAGCTAATGGCAGAAGAAAGAGAATTCCAGAAACAACAAGAAGAAGAACGAAGAAAAGCTGCTGAAGATGCAGAGACTCGTAGAGTTGCTAGAGAAGCGACTGAAAAGTCTAAACTTAAAGCAGAAGAAGAACAGGCTATACAAGAAGCCTCGCAAGCTGAACAAGAAGCAGTACTAGAAGCACAGGCTCAGGCTGAAGAAACTCAGACGCAGGGCATTCAAGGTACTAATGTTCGCTCATTAGATTTCTATTCTTCACTATACAATGGTATGAACAACCAGTAAGGAGCTATCAATGACAGGCAATCTAGTTGATCGCTTCCGAATGCTGGATGCTATGCGAACATCTAAGCTATACCGAGCAAGACTATGCTCTGCTCTAACAATTCCCAGTCTTCTACCGCCTGAAGGGTGGACTGAAGAAATGGAATTACCACAACCAACATCTTCTGTTGGTGCTAGAGGAGTAACTTCCCTAGCAAGCCGAATGCTTTCGGCAATGATGCCTTTAAATGATACTCCATTCTTTAAGTTTGGTCTGCGGTCTGGTGTAGAACCTACCGCAGAAATTGGCCAGTACTTAGAAACAATGAGCTATCAGGTTTACCGAAAGCTTATTGGCACTAATTTACGAGAAACAATCTATCAAGCTATTCAAAACTTAATTGTTGTTGGAGATTGCTTGGTACATGAGATGGATGATTTTAAGTTCCGTGTTACCCGCTTGGATCAGTATGTGGTTCAGCGTACTGTAGCTGGAGATGTAAATGAAATCATTCATATTGAATACGATCTAGTAGATTCAGAAGTTATTAGTTATCACTATTCACTTCCTCAGTCTTCTAGAAAAGGTTATAAGACTACCTACTGCCAGTATCTAAAGGAGGATAATGTATGGAAGTACAAGAAAGAAGACTCCGATGGTTCAGTACTAGCGGAAGGTGTCTACGAAGTCTGTCCTGTAACGGTTCTACGGTGGTATGGCATACCCGGAGAAAACTACGGAAGGTCGCACTGCGAAGATATCCTAGGAGATCTCTCAAGTCTTGATGGCTATACACGCGCAATGCTTGATGGCATGGCCGCTGCTTCAGCTTTCTGGATGTGTATTGATCCATCCGGTATTACTGAAGTAGATGACATTGCCGACTCTACCAATGGCTCATGGGTTCCTGTACGACAGCAGGATGTATTCGTCTTATCTCCATCACAGACAATGAATCCACAGATTGGTGCAGCACAGACTGCTGTGCAAACAATGCGTAATGAGATTGGCCAAGCCTTCCTCATGTCTAGTGCATCTATTCCTAGTGGTGATCGTGTTACTGCTACTGCCGTTAGGATGATTGGATCAGAACTTGAGACAGTCTTAGGTGGCGCATTCTCCGCTATTGCTAGAGATCTTATGGAACCAATTGTTAAGCGTTCAGTCTTCTTAATGATTGAAGCTGAAGAACTAGATCAACGCATGTATGAACAGTTCTTTGACGCTGAAGGTTCTTTATCCGTAGAAGTAATCACTGGTCTACAGGCTCTTAGCCGCGACACCGATCTCCAAAAACTTATGCAAATGGGTGAGATGGTACGCAACCTACCAGAACAGGCAGCAATGTCATTCAAGTGGGATGAATATGCAAGAGCATTAATTACTTCTCTTGGTTTTGATGCCCGTAATTGGGTACGATCTGCTGAAGATATTCAGATGGAGCAAATGCAAGAGCAGCGCATGATGATGCAACAGCAAACAATGCAAGCTGGTGGTCAGGCTGTAGCTGGTGCGCTAGGTAACCTAGCAGTAACTGCTGGTCAGCAAGATCTTGCTCAGAATGGTGGACAGGGTATTATGAATGTCCTACAGAATTCAGGTGCTGATATGTCAGCCTTTATGGGAGGTCAGTAATGGCTAAGAAAGTAAACAAAGCTAACATGCCTTGTAATCAACCACGCAAGTCTCCTAACCCCGCTAAGAAGCGTGTGGTAAAAGCTTGCGCTAATGGACAAGAAAAGATTATTCATTATGGAGCAACAGGCTATGGTAATAATTATAGCGCTGGTGCTCGTAAGTCTTTTCGTGCAAGACATAAGTGTGGATCTGCAAAAAATAAACTCTCTGCACAATACTGGGCATGTAAAGATCTCTGGGGTGGACCCGGTAAGTCTAAGACATCATGCCCAAAAGGTAGAAAGTGTAAAAAATAATGGCTAAAGATGCATGCTATCGCAAAGTAAAATCCCGCTATAAGAAGTGGCCTTCGGCTTATGCCTCAGGTGCTTTGGTTCAGTGCCGTAAAGTCGGTGCTGCAAAGTGGGGCAACAAATCCAAGAAGAAAAAGTAATGGCTAAAAAGAAAAAGAAAGCAGACTTCTCTCTTGAGAAAAAGAAAGGGTTACATGGTTGGTTTGCACGAAACAACGGAAAAGGTTGGATCGACTGCAAAACAGGTAAGCCATGTGGCCGTAAGAGCGCAAGCGAAAAAGGTAGGAAGTATCCTGCCTGTCGCCCAACCAAATCAATGTGTACTGCTAAAGGCGTTCGCGCCAAGAAAAGTGGTAAGCAAGTAAGGTGGGAATAATGCCATTCAAATCTCGTCAACAACAAAAGTTTATGTACGCTGTACATCCAAAAATAGCTGCCCGGTGGCAAAAAGAAACACCAAAGGGCAAGCTTCCTAAAACAAAAAGGAAGAAAAAGAAATGATTCATACACACACAATGACACAACTAAAGACAGCGCAAGATCCTATGAAGCTTCTTGCTCCAACAAGTCTTTCAGTTATGAATGCTTATGGAGCTAATAGACCAGCAACTAGTATTACTACATCTGCTGGTGCTATTATTATTCCAAACTCAAGTTTAAACTATGTAAAACTAGTTCCTGTTTTTGCTAGTTCTGGATTAACTTCTCCTATTAAATTTAAAGTAACTGGTTATTCTAAGACTAATTCAAACCCACCAACTCAGATTCCTCAGTTGTTGTTTGAAGGTCAAGCTACCCTTTATGCTAATAACTTTGATTATTTATCTGCAACTGGTTTAACAGCTACCCTTGCTACAGGTACTGCTGTTGTAACAGTAGCAAGTACTGCTGGTTTACAAGTTGGACAAACTCTTGTTAAAACATCTGGTGCTGGCGCTTTTGGTGCAACACCAACAATTACAGCTATTAATTCTGGTACTCAGTTTACTGCAAGTGTAGATCATGCAACACTTGGCGCTATTACTTTTAATGTTAGAGCATTTACTAATTTTAATGTACCTCAAACAATTGTAAAATTAAATGGTGATGGTAAAATTTACAATGCTACTGGTATTCTAGATACTGCTTTTGTATTAGTAGATACTCTTGGTTGTGAGCTTATTGAAGTTGAGTTCTTTCACGGAGCAGCAACAGCAGCCAATTCAGCTAACGCTTTCTACGGAGTATTATAATGCATAGATTTCGTTCTTGGACTTTAGATCCCCCTGAGTGGAGAACGCAAAGAAATCGTTTGCTTCCAGCTGAAGGAGGAGATGGCTCCACGCTGTCGCTTGACTTCACTGGCGGTGTCCTTGACCCGCGCCTGTCGTTTACGCGCACCACCAACGCCACCTTCATCAACTCGCGGGGGTACGTTGAGTGGGCGAACTCCAATATGTATTGGAACACGGCATTTGAGGGATTGAGCGGATCAAACCCGTCGTTGACATCATCAGGATGGAGTTATGGAGGATTTACTGGGGGAACTGCTGTCTTCAATGGAGATGGAACGGTTACGGTTACCGTGACTACTGCGGATCGTCGGGCAATATTTCGTTCAACTGGATTTACGGGAGGAGGTCTTCGTGTTATCGCATCTGTTGATGTGACAATTACGTCTGGCTCACTTCCGTCAAACCAAGTAATCAATACTGGAAATCCAGCGAATTCACAACACTATGTGAATGGAGTTGCTTGGAATAATTTACATCCACTTTGGCCCGGAAGTGACGTTCTTCCAACGAACACTCCATTCAACTTGTCATTTGCTACTGATTCTTTGACCAGCGGAACAACGAGTGTTTATTTTGGAATTGGATGCCAAGGAAATGGCTTTGCCGGATCTGCCACGTTCTCCAATCCTCGTTGGACGATGTGGAATGGGAGTGCAACCGTCCCGTACTACCCGAACACTTCCGCAACCAACAACAGTACGGCGGATCGTTACAAGAGTGCTGACTACCAAGCCCCCCGTTTTGACTACGACCCCACCACGCTGACTCCTCGCGGGCTGCTGATTGAGGGAAGCGCTGTTAATTACGTTTTGCGTAGTACTGTTAATCCGGTCTCATCTCCTTGGTCAACTGCTGGAACAAATCTTCCGACACCTACCGTTGATTACACGGGTGGCGGGTTTGCTCCAGACAACGTTACTTATCCAACAAGAATCCAGTTTGGAATCAGTTCCGGTGGAAGTCCAAGCAGAATCATCCAACAAACCACCTATACAACCAACCCAACTACTGCAAATCCATACACCGTTTCGGTGTGGATGAAAAGCAATACCGCTGGAACTAATTACACCATTAACCTTTACAGTACAACTGGAAACAACCTTGTCACCGTAACACCAACATGGCAGCGGTTTCAAGTAGTCAACACTTCAGGAACATCTCTGGTTGGCTACATCTACATCGCAAACGAATCGACTTCGGTCGCAGCAGATGTTTCAATTTGGGGCGTACAACTTGAAGCGGGAAACGGTGCATCTTCGTACATCCCGACCGGAGGGAGCACGGGGAGCAGAACTGAAGATTCGGCAACGATGGCAATTACTGCCGCGCAACTTGGATTTGATTTGAACCGCTACACAATGCGGGTTCGTGGACGACAAAACAAGTTCGGACTGTCCTTTGCAAGATCCGTGCGTTTGCATGATGCTTCAACCGAACAAATCGGAATGCCAGTAAACAATAACACTCTGTTTGGTACTTCTCGCAATTCGTCAAACGCAGCGATTGCCGAGATATCTGCCGCAGCCACACTTAATCAAGACTTCCGCTTTGCGTGGGCGCTTGATGCTGACCTTGCGACAAACACAATGCTTGGATCATTGAATCAGTCGCCACTCTCGGCCAGCCGAACCGCGGTTGGGCCGATGGGAAGCACAACTACGCTTTCATTCAATACGAATGCATTGGGGACTGCTTACGCAAGCATAACGATCCGGGATATCAAGTTTTGGCCCCGTCAAATGACCGCATCCGAACTCAACGCACTTACCGCAGGATAAAAACATGGACTACCTACTCCGCGCAAATACAAAAGAACAAATGGAACAAGCTTTGATTAATGCTGCTTTACTTGAAGTACGCACAATTGATGGACAAGAAGTTAAACTTCCGGTTTCAGGTGTTTATGTTGACCACATCGGTACAATCACAAAGCCAGCTATAACTGAGGGCGAAGGTGAGGATATGGTCATTACGCTCCCTAGCACAACAGACACACGCTGGCATACTAATATTCGTGTCACCTTTGAATTAACCGAAGAACAGATAGATGCTCTTCCTCAGGTCGATCCATCTCCAGCAATTCCGTACAGGATATTTATATAATGGCAAAGAAAACATATAAGTGTAACTGTGGAAAGACCACAACATGCACTGGTAAAGACGCACAAAAAATAATGTACCCAAAGAAAGGAAAGAAATGAAGAAGCCAATGAAGAAGGCAGTCAAGAAGGCTGCTGAAAAGAAGATGGCAGCTGTTAAGAAGATGGCTGCTAAGAAGAAGTCTTATTAATTTTTAACTCTAACGAAAGATACACACTATGAATGAAGAGACTCCCGATATGATGGAACAATCTTCCGAGACTCCAGTAATATCACAGGAACAATCTCTTACATCGACAGCAGAGGATGCTATTCTCTCCCGTGAGAAGGCTGCTTTTGACGCTTATGTAAGAAACCAAGGTATGGCTGTTCCTGAAAACTTTAAGGACGCAGGAGCTTGGTTTGAAAGTCTTAAGACTGCTCAAAAGGAATACACCAAGTCACGGCAGGAAGTAGCAGATCTCAAGAAGAAGTACGAGCAGAATCCCACTACAGCAAACCCAGTCAAACAGGACGCTGCTCCAACAAAGGAAGAGATTCCTGTCGTACCAGAAGTTCTGAAGATCCCAGAGAAGAAGGTAGAAGAAGTTAAAGCTGAAACTCCAGCTGTTGCTACCGAAGATGATTGGAAGCAGTGGACTGTTGAGTTCGCTACTAATAATAATCTATCTACTGAAACTCTAGACACGATTAAGAAGAAGACTAATCTACCCGAATCTATCATTAGTGAATATATGATAGGTCAAAAGGCAAAGCTAGAGATTGCTTATAGCAAGGCTGCTGAGCTTATTGGTGGAAAGGATCAACTAGCAAAAATGTTTGATTGGGCAAGTAAGAATCTTACCCAAGCTGAACAGAATGCAATTAATCAGAACCTCGCATCACCTTCTTGGGATGTTGCTCTCTATGGTCTACAGGCAAAGTTTGCCAAGGCTACAGGAACAAGCAAGGCTGCTGAACCAAAACAAACAGCCAGAGGACAAGTTCCAATGGCAAGCACTCAGCAAGGAATTACCGCTTACCAAACTAAGCGAGAGTTCATGTTTGAGCGGAATGATAGACGGTTTGAACTTAATCCAAAGTTCCGCGAATATGTTGAACAACGGATGTTACGAACCGACTTTACAAAACTACCCAAATAATCCGTTCCGAGACAACGGATTGACTGAGAACAGCCTATGGGTAAATCCCCCGAAAGGTAATGGATGACCCTTGGCTGGACTCACTCAAACAAGTAGACTCCTTTAGGAATAATCGAACGATTGAGTTTATTTTATTGTCTCAAATTTTTAGTCTACTTATATAAGGAATTAATACTATGCCAATTTCAGGCGATAATATTGGAGCAAGCGATTTTGCACTACAGCGTACATCAATAAGCGCAGCCACAGCAGGTGGAGCAGCAGGAGCTAACAAGCTTTGGCTACCACTCTGGTCTGGTGAAGTAATCAATACTTACGATCAGTACAATGTATTTGAAAATCTAATCACAACCAAGAGTCTTACTGGCGGATACTCTTATGAGTTCCCAGTTACTGGTACTGTCACTTTAAACCCATCTTGGAATGCTGGTATTGAGCTTGGTGGTGGTGCTTCAACTTCAACCACCTTCAAGGTAAACCTTGATGCTCGTCCAATGGCTGCTCACTTTGAGACAGATAACATCGACATGCTTATTAGTCAGTGGGATTACCGCTCAGAACTAGCTCGTCAGACTGGTGTACAGCTCGCTAACACCCGTGACCGTCAGATTGTTTCTACTCTCATTGCTGCTAGCGTAGTGGCTCCACTTGCTTCAGATCCCCGTAATCTTACAGTAGCAAACTTCCCAGCTCCAGTAGTTGTTGATACTACTACTTCAGCTATTGGTGTTGCTGTTAGTGGCTGCACTGAAACAGCTGCACTTAACATTCTACAGGCAATCGAAAACTATCTTGTATTTATGCAAGAGAATGATTTCCCTGTTCAGAATGTTTATTGCGCTGTAACTCCAAAGGTTTTCCAAGTCATTCGTGCGCTTGGTATTCCTCGTTCAGCATTTACTGCTGTTACAAATGCTGGTGTTGTTGGTACATCTGGCGTAGTTGCCGCTACTAATAACTTTGCAAATAACCCACTCTTCACTGGTAGTGATGAGTACGGTGCTGGTGCGCCAATCTCAGTTGGTATGAACATGCTCTCTGATACCCTTGATTACATGGGCGTCAAGATCATTAAGACCAACCACATTCCTCGTGTTGACCTTACTGGTGCTTCAATCGGTATGGCTAAGTACAACCTAGTTTGCAACAGTGTAAACATCTTCGGTATGATCTTCCAGCCAGAAGCAATTGCTGGTCTATCCCTACAGGGAATGAAGGTTGATACTGTACAGGATGTTCGTCGCAACACCCAGTTTACCGTAGCAAGCATGCTAAAGGGTACTGGTATCCTCCGTCCAGAGCTTTGCCAGCTTCTCGTTGGTACTACCAACGTTGCTGCTGGTGATACTTCTGCTGAGATTGATACCCGTTCTGAACTAGCTGCTATCTTTGGTACTTCTGGCTTCGCTGCAGAATACGCTGTAACTGCCTAATGATCTTATCCACTTCTGAAAGGGGTTTAGTTTGTTTACTAACCTAGCTTGAAGAGGAGGTGATCATTATCTACCCCCGGCTCCCTTAAGTGGGAGCCGGGTGGTTTTTTTTCTAAGGAGGCTATATGGGCTTAATTACTAAGTTACAAGCAATTAACCAAATGCTGTTGGCTTCAGGTGAAAACCTTGTAGCCGACCTAGAAGGTGAGTCGGGTATTGATACTGGTATTGCCGACACAATCCTAGAGCAGACTAGTCTTGACTATCAGTTAAGAGGTCTTGCTTCAAATAAATTTATTAAGAAATATGAATTGACCGCTAATAGTACAATTGTATTTCCTACACCAGACAGTGATGAAGAAGGTATTCTAGCACTTGAGCTAGTCTCAAATCATTTTGCTGCAGATGGCATGACCATTATTAAAGCAAGAGGATTATTTAATTCTTCTCCTGCTAGACTTTGGAATATTACAGATAATACAGATATCTGGAAGTATGAGTCTGGTCCTTACTATATTGAATATACAATGAAACTTCCTTGGGAGAATCTGGAAACCGCAGCACAGCGAGCTATCCTTGCTACAGCTATGCGCCACTACCAGAGTATTACCCAAGGTGACGAAGCAACTGATGCTTTCCTAGGATATCAGGAACAACTCCATAGTATCAAAGGCAAAGCCTCAGATGTAAATGACAAGAAGAAAAATATCTTTTCATCCTCAAGTATTCTTAGAGATGCAGCAATGCGCTCTCGTTACTTTAGTGATCCAAACAGATTTAGGTACTGGCGTACCGGAGGAATTTAATGGCTATACGAAGACGAGGACCACAGGCTGGTTTAGTTACAACTAAGCTTCCTATTTATTCCCTAAATAGTGTAGGGCGACAGTCTCCAAATAGACGCCAGCCTAATGAAGCACAGAATATTGACAATGCTCTAGTCTCCCTAGAGCGAAACTTTGAGAAGCGTCCCGGCTTTGAGATTGTTCCACAGAAGACTGTAACTACGGCTTCATCATGGAACATAGGATCAAACTCAATTCGTCTTGATTTATATTCATTAGCCGCTGTTTCTCCAGACCATGATCTGTGGTACTATTGGTATAGCATTAATGAAGATAATACCTTTTTAGTTGTTGTTGATTTTGATGCAACAGCTGATAGTGATAAATTGTTCTATATCTTTCGTGTATACCCCACAGGATCTTGGGAAGATCTAACCCCAGCCACACAGACTAATGCAAGTGGTGTAGTAAGTTCAGTTACTAGAGCATACATTACACATAACCCTAATAGCAAGACAGCTAAAGAATCTCTTAAAGCTGTTTCTTTAGGATCAAGTATTGTTATTCTAAATAAGAATGTACGAGCTGGTTTTAGTTCGGATAGTGGTGCTACTGGTGGTAAGTTATTTGATCTTAATGGTGTTGTCACAGCAAATGATGATATTGAAGGTCGTAAGCTTACTTACTATACTGCATCTAAAGTTATGAAAGTATATGATACTGGAGATGATGCAAAGCCAGCGACAGCTGATGATATTCTTCTTGGGTGGAAACCCGGTGTAGTTACAGGCTTAGCACGATCTGGATCAAGTACAAAAATTCAATTAGCAACAACAGCTGTTGATGTAGATGATACATATAATGGTATGTATATTACTCTAACTAGTGGTACTGGAGCAAGCTCAACAGCTGTTCTTATTACAGATTATGTAGGTAGTACAAGAGAAGTTTCTGTTGCTTCATGGCCCGGTGCTCATCCTGATACTACAACAACTTATTCAATTGCAGTTCCCGGTGCCGATTATATTTCAGTAGATGATTACTTTTATTATGAGTCAACTCAACAATACCTTGGTCAAAAGGTAGATGATCTTTCAGAAGTAAAGCTACCACCCGAGGCAGATGATTGGTACTCTAATAACTCAAAGCTTACTACAACCACAGACATCAAAGCAAGACAAATGCTTCGTCTATTGTATGATCCTGATACAGATTTAGATGGTAAGATTGATGGTCGTGGTAAGATTTTCTTTATGGTTAATCCATATTTAAATTCAACTTCTGGTTTCTATAGAGTTATCTCTTGGAATCCAACTGATCAAAAGTTTTATTATAGTCCTTCAGATACAACTAAAGGTATTTATAAAACTAGTGGCACAACTGGTGGTGTAGTCCACACAACCGAAATTACAACCACAGGTCGCCCTTATCTACAGAAGGTAAGAACACCTGATGAGCATTCTTATATTGATCCCCGCAGAATGCCACAAAAACTTGTGGTAACAATTGATTCTTCCAATGTAACTTCATGGAACATGGAACCAATTAAATGGACTGCTAGAACTAGTGGTGACAAGCGATCTAACCCCGGTCCAAGTATCTTTAAGACTGTCGATAGAAAGTCATTAAGACATGTACCAATTACAAGCATTGCAGTATTCAAAGATAGACTTTGGTTTGCTGCGGATGATGTCATCTTCTCATCTCAGATGGGAGAATATGAAAATCTATTCTATGATGATCCATCTAATCTTGTAATTACTGATCCTATTGATATTCGTGTCTCTTCAAACAATTACTGTGAAATCACAAGTATGACTCCCTTTGAAGAGTATATGTTTATTAATACTAAAGCAAACATCCAATTCCAATTGATGTCTGCCAATGGTCAAGAGATGTCTCCAACCAATGTGGCTGTTGCCCCTGTTACATACTATGGCACTGCTCCTATTTTAGATCCACAGTTCATTGGATCTCGCTTGTACTTCTTTGACTCACAGCGTCTATTCCTGTTTACAGGTAAAGGAACGATGGGCTATGCCTCAGCTGCTGAAGTATCTAGCCAAGCCGCTGGATATCTACCACGGCAGTACAGGGCAGCGGCTACCGCTCCTGCACAAGATACATTATTGTTTGTTGATGATGAAAATCGTAATCATATTTACGGTTACATTAATAGATTCAGTGGAGATAGAGTTATTCAAAACTCTTTCTATAGATATATGTTAGCTGATGAAGAGTCTATTGAAACTCTTCAATGCTATGATAGTCATATGTATGTTGTTAGCAAAAGATTAGTTAGTGCAAATAGTTCTTCTTACGTTTACTATTTATATAGAAATCTAATGTTAAATGAAGATGTTTATGTTCCTCGTCTTGATCGTATGTTTAAGATGAAGATTATTAACTCGGATAGTGAACCAACTAACTATAATGCTAAGTATGATCCATACACAGCAAGTACAACATACAGATTACCCGGTCATACTGATATTACAGATACTAGCAAATATTTTATTGTGTTATTTAAAGGATGGAATAACAATGGAAATATTAATGAAGAAGATCTAAGTAATGTTTCTATTCAACCTATTTCTGTAACAAACAAAGTAGATGGTAGTTCTAATCCATACACAGAAATTGTAGTCCTTGGTGCAGATTATGCAGTACAGAATTATTATGTGTATATTGGTATTAAGTATAAGATGCGAGTAGAGCTTAGTACATTGTTTGTGAGAGATGAGAATAACAACATCATTGATGGTGTACTAAATATCCGTAGTGCTGTCTTTAGACACTACTATACGGGACCATATGATATTGAAGTTACTCATAGAGGAAGAACAGCTTTCACTACAAGCTATATTCCAACTAGACCTGAATACACAGCCTATGAAGACACTCTTCCACTTGAAATCTTTCAAGTACAGGGTGAGTTTGTCACAAAGATTATGGGTTATTCAGACTCAACTACTATATCTATTTCTAGCGAATACCCCACTCCAGTAAACATTACAAATATGGAGTTCAAGGGCAAGTTCAAACAGAAATACACAACCATTGATACTTAACGGAGACACATATGACAACATATGATAATTTAAATATAGCTACAACAACCCTGATCTTTGATGGGAATAATAACCCATCAATTTCTGCAGGTACATTTGATTTAAGTACACTAAGCTTTTTACCTAATGTTCCTCTTATTGATCAAATTGAAGTAGAGCGTATTTTTGATACAGGAACGGATACTAAATTTGGTGGGTATGGTTTTACAATTGCTGATCGTAGGCAGATTTTTATTTTCCCAAAAAACTGGTATACAATCAATGAGCAAACAAAGGTACTAACATTTGTAGACCTTAGTACAATACCTACCTTTGAAGATAATGGATTATATTACCCAAATTCTAGAACTTACATTATAGAAAGTGAAGAGGATTTATTAATTCCCACTGTACAAGCAGGATCTACAGCTGGTCCTCCTGTTAGAGAAGCAGATAAAGTCTACATTCGCCGTAAAACCCCATCAATCAACAGCATTGTTACCTTTGCTCCCGGTACTCGCCTGACTACAACACAGTTAAATCTGCAGTTTGATCAGTTAAAGTACATTGTACAGGAACTTGTTGCACGATTCCGTAATGAAGCTATTCTAAAGTATGACGAGAATGCCGTAGATGGTCCATTCCTTGGTCAAGCTGACTTTAAGATGAATAATAATTTCATTAAGGATATGAATTCTCCTGCTCTAACGCAGTATGGAACTCAGATTTCTGATGGTAATTTAAGTTATTATGCTCAAACATTTGCTACAAATTTATTAACATTACGCAATGCTATAGTTAATGGTACATTGCACAGAACTGGTATTGATACCACTCCTCCTACATTTACCGGAGACTATACTGCTGGTGGTCTTAAGCTAACAAATCTAGCCAATGGTGTGTCTGCTACAGATGCTGCAACTATTAGCCAGATTAGCAATGCCAGCAACCTAACAACAGGTACACTAGCCGCTGCACTAATCGCCAATAGCAGTCTTTCTTTAGGAAAGCTTTCCAATGCGTCTGGTCAGGGTTATGTCCTGCCCTCGGATGCTCTTCCTGTAGCAAACAGCTTGGGATCAACCACATCCTTTGGTGCTAGCACTGGTAGTAATGCCAATAACATGCTATACGCATCTGTAGATACTAAGGGAAGAATTACTTCTATTGGTCATCGCAGCCTAGTTACCGCAGATCTTCCAACTGTTGGAGGAGTTGCAGGTACTTATGGTGATAGTACTACCGTGCTAACACAGGTAACTGTGGACAGTACTGGTCGTATCACAGCAGCCTCTGAGAGAGCACTAACTGCAACAGATATTCCTGCTGTTAATGCTAGCGCAGTTACTGGTGCATTGGCTGCATCTAATCTTCCTTCTGGAGTTATTACCACAGGTCTAGGTGTTACTAGCATCCCCAATAGCATCACTGTCGATACCTATGGTCGTGTGACTTCCGTATCTGGTGGCAGTATTACAGCCAGTAATGTTTCCAATTTTAATACCGCAGTCCAAGCAAATAGACTTGATCAAATGACTGCGCCTACAGCAGCTGTAAGTCTTAATAACCAAAAGATTCTACTTTTAGGTGAGCCTACTCTTTCTACAGACGCTGTTACTAAGAATTATGTAGACACAAACTACACTTTAACTTCAGGTCTTAACACCGTTATTGATAACCGATTAGCTACTAATTCCGTATTCCTAACAGGTGGCGTTCTTAGCGCTGGTACTAAAAAGATTAGTAATGTTGTAGATCCAACAAGTGCTCAAGATGTAGTCACAAGGAGTTATTTAGAAGCCAATGCTTTGGCTATTTCTGGCGGTCTTATTAACGCTAATAGCAACCCAATCATTAATGTTACAATGCGTTCTGGTGGTTCGCTAGCCGCTAATGATGCTGTAAACTACGGATATGTACAAGCCCTTACTCTTTATGGTCAGGCTGTCACAGATCCACAAACCTTTACAAATGCTTGGCCTACTGCTGGTACTATAGTAAATGGTAATAAACCTTATGAGTTTTCTTTAGCCACTCTTGCTGCAACAACAGCAGAAATGCTAATAGTAACTGATTCAGAAGGTCGTATTTATATTCCAAGTACAGCGGTTCCAGCCGCAGCTGGTAGATTCTTCCGTTTAGATACAGGCGTAAGCCCTAAAAAAGTAATTGTTTATTTAGATAGTGCAGTTACTCCATCTGGTTCTGTCTTTATCCGAAACTTTGGAACATCTAGATCAGTCTCAGCAAGTATTGCTGGTGCTGCTACACTAGGTTTAGTTCAAGTTCCTACAGCTGGTGGTTTACTAATCAATAGTGGTACAGGAGATATTACTCTTAATACTGCTACAGCTTCTCAACTTGGTGGTATTAAAATTGGTACTGGTCTTTCTATTGCTAGTGGTATTGTTAGTGTTACTTCAGTTGCTGGAAACTCCACCCTTGGTCAAGTCATGGTTGCTGCTGTTAATACCAGTGGTTTAAATTTAGACACTGGGACAGGTGCTCTGTCTTTACCAACCGCCTCACCAACCCAATTAGGCGGTGTTAAAGTAAACACTTCAACAGGTGGTTTGACAAATATCTCTGGTCTTATCGCAGTCGATCTAACTGATAGCACTAGTAGCTCAAGTACCACAACTGTAGCTAACTCTAAGGCGGTAAATGACCTGCGTGGTTTAACCATGCTACGCGATGGCACTCAGGCTATGACTGGAAAGCTGACTACAGCTACGCCAAGCACTAACGCTGGTTTAAACCTACCATCTGGTACTACAGGATCTCCAGTTGCTGGAGATGTGTGGAATCAAAGCGGTACACTAAAGGTTCGTATTGACGGCAGTACAACAAGAGATATTGCATATACTTCAAGCAGCATTACTGGTAACGCAGCAACAGCCACAGCTTTAACTCCCGGTGCTACTATTGCTATTGCTGGCGCAGTAACTTCAGCAGCGCAAACTTTTACAGGAAGTAGTAACTTAACTTTTACTACCACTCTTGCTGCTGGTCAAGCGGTAACTGCTGTTACTGGTGCTGGAGCAAACGCAATAACTGCAACAAGAACAGGTGACTCAGTTGCTTTAACTCTACCACAAAATATTGCCACTAACAGCGCAGTTCAGTTTGGTTCTGCTACTCTTGGTAATATTACTCTAGCTACTAATACAATCAACACCTCTACTGGTGGTTTAATTCTAGATTCTTTTGGTGGAACTACCACAATTAACGATACTACTAGCATTGCTGGTTCATTGACTGTTACTGGCAGCAACACTACCACACTAGGTGGGGCAGTAACTCTTAATGACAGTCTTGCCCTAGGCGCGGCTGCTGCTAAGGTTGCCCTCGGTGGAACAGCTGCAGCAGCCACAACATCTATTGAGCGTCTTGGTGCTGCTGCTGGTGTAAGCAGTATAGGAGATATTATTCTTCGCACCCCTGCCAGTGGTAAGGCTTATATAGTATCAAATGCTACAAACACAACAGTCACTACTGCTAATGATGCAGTAATTACTAAGGGTGTGCTAGATACTGCAATCTCTGGTATCAGCGGCTTCATGCCTACAAACGGAGCAGTCAGCGCTACTCCTCAAACCCTTGGTACAAGTACTGCTAATACCTTTGCTATTCAAACAAATAACACAGATAGATTAACAATTGCTGGTACTGGTGGAACAACTATTAAGAATGGTCTTACTGTAGAAGCAAATGGTGTTACCATTACTGCTGGTGGTTTAACTACTGGTACTGCTGGAAGTACCAATGGTAGCTCTGCTATCTATGGTACACTAACAGTAAACGGTGTAATCAGCGGAGTTGCTACACCTACTGTAGCTAATCATGCAGCTACTAAGGGTTATGTAGACACTTTAAAACCAACTAGCACTTTAGTAACAGCGGCTATTACTGCACAAAGTCAAACTATAAATGTTAATATTTCATCTTTTACTATTAACACACCCACTCTTTTAAAAGTTACACTAGCTACTGGTGTTGATTGTAGAAACTCAAGTGTTGTTATAACTGGAACTGGAACATTCTTAGTCACCACAGGTGCTTTTTATGGTTATGGTAGTAGTACAACTTATACTTGGGACTTTGATGCAGCAAACCAGAGTATTCCTAGTGCTGTTGCTCACTCTCTTATAGAGGCCGTCGCATTACAAACTCTTGGTATTGCTCCAGCTACATACAGTGTTGGTCCTTTTATTGGAACTGCTGGGTCTTTTACAATAGCAAAACTTAGAAATGCTGGTGTAGCCACAGGAACAGCTAGTAGATATGCACAACTTCTTATTACTCGTTTAACTTAAGGAATAAATAATGACAGAGAATAACCTTGCAATATTTGTTTCATTTATGCAGTTGGCTATTCTCACCATTGGTGTGGTCACTGTGATTGTCAGACTAGGTAAGCGAGAAGCCTTGATTGAATCTAATGCCGATGAGCTTAGACAACTCAAGGAAATAACCAAAGACTTAGTAAAGGCTGATATTGAAAATGGGAAGAGTATCATAACCGTCATAGGAGATCTCAAGGCACTACGCTATCGTGTAGAAATGCTGGAGTCCAAGTAATGCGTTATCTATTCTGGTTGGTTGCTTTGGCTGGATGTTCTTCTACACAGGAGATATCCACAAGCAATCACTATATTCAACAAGAGGCTATGGCTATTATTCAAACCACGGATATTAAGACTGCTCACAAGCATGCCCACAATATCCTTGGTGAGTCTACTGACATAGCAGGAGCCGTTGGCAATGTAAAAGACATCACGCCGTGGTGGGGAGATATGTTAAGCTATGGTTTCATAGCCTTGGCTATCATCGGTGTCTGTGTATTGTTGTGGTACACAGGTGTCGGAACTTTAATTCAAAAAACTGTTTATTCATTAGGTCTATTCATCCCAGAGAAAAAGATTCAACAGGCCAAGGTACTTGCCGAGGCCAAGGATGAAACAGACCCCACAACAATTCGTGAAGCAATTGCAGTACTACGGGCCTCAGATCCCGCATTCAATGCTGCATATAAGAAAGTAGAAGGATAATAATTATGGAATCATTCCTAGGTTCAGTTTGGTTTGCTCTCATGCTCTTCGTAGTAGGCTATGTTGCGGGTTCAGTCGTTCCCGTAAGTAAGCTTCCTGAGTTGTTCAAGAAGAAGTGAATCCAGAACTAATCAATTTATTGAACTCTCGTCTTATTGAGCGTCTATTGGACGATCTCAAGGACGATACAAAGAGTACCCCCGGACTATACCAAGTCATTCGTGGCGTGGTAAACGACAACCGGGAGGTGCTAGATGGCATCCCCTCCAGTACCCTCAACACCCTTGAGGATAGCATGAAGGCCAAGATACCATTCAAGTTTAAGTCTTCACAGATTTAAAAGTTCGCCCTAGGGAGCTTAATTGCTCCCTAGGGTTTTTCGTATGCCGAGGCTACCCAGATAGCCTGAACACATTAAAACCGTTTATAGGCCATTCTAGGGCCATTAGGAGGCAAACCATGAAGCCACCCCCAGAGGTCATAGACGACTTCCGCAATCACCTTTATTTTTGTTTTAAGTATTTGGGTTTAGGTGAACCCACCCCTCTCCAGTATGCCATAGCTAACCGTCTACAGGAAGGTCCAAGTGATCATATCCTACAGGCAGGGCGTGGTGCTGGTAAGAGTGTAATCACAGCTTGTTATGTATCTTGGATTCTACTACGGAATCCTAATACAACAATACTTGTACTTTCTGCTACAGCGGATAAGGCAATTAAGTTTGTATCTCAGGCCAGAAACATTTTAACTCTGGTTCCATACATGGCAAACCTAGAACCAAAGGAGTCCGATAAGGATAGTGCTTTTGGTTTTAATGTAAACAGTAGAACTAAATTTACTCAGGATCTATCCGTTACCGCTAGAGGTATTACCTCCCAGATCACAGGTCTACACGCAGACAAGATCATTGGTGACGATGTAGAGATTCCTGAGAACTCAGATAGCCCACAGGCTAGAGAGAAATTATGGGAGCGTTGCCTTGAACTTGAGAATGTCAAGAACAAAGGTGAAGACTGCTCTATCAGATTCCTTGGTACACCACAATCCAAAGACTCTGTATATAACAAACTAGGTGGTATCTACAAGATTATCAAGTTTCCGGCAGTAATGCCAGACTTGGATAATGCAGAGGATGTTGAAGATGTTGATTCCTATGTGTTGCAGTTGGGCATGGAGCCGGGTTGTTCGACACAGCCAGAGCGATTCTCGGATGAGAAACTTGCTGAACTTGAAGCAAAGATTGGTCCTACAAATTTTGAACTCCACTATAAACTCAAAACGACTTCAGCTGACAACAAGAAATATCCCCTCAGATTGGAAGACATCATCGTTATTGATGTCGATCCAGAAGTCTTTCCGGTAAAAATTGTTCATGCTAAGAGCGTGGTAAATAGAAGAGTTTCTTCTTTTGGTATGAAAGGAGATCTTGTATATGAACCAATGCACATTGAACCTAAGTTTGTCCCGTATTCACAGACTGTATTGTTTATCGACCCATCTGGTAGAGGCGCGGATGAAACTGCGGTATGCGTTGCATCGTTCGCTCATGGTTATGTTGTCATCCATGAACTACTAGGTATTCAGGGTGGCTATGATACACCAACACTTAAACAAATCTGTAAGTTGATTAATCAGTACGACATTAATCTCGTAAGGTATGAGTCTAACTACGGTGATGGTATGTTTGGCAAGATCCTTACACCTGTCGTAATGCAGAATTGTGGTGCTGTTGCCATTGAAGAATTCAAAGTATCAGGACAAAAGGAACATAGAATAATTAATATACTAGAGCCAATTATGGCACAGCATAGATTAGTTATGGATACCGAAGTATTAAAAAATAAAGATAATCAAATTCAAATTACTAGAATGCAGGAAAAGCGTGGCGCACTAAAGCACGATGACCGTGTAGATGTACTCGCTGCTGCTGTATCCTATTGGACTGAAGCTCTGGCGGTTGATCCCGAAAGAGAAATGATCAATAGACAAGAAGAAGATTATAAGAATAAAGTAAAAGATTGGATGAGCAACAAGAGATCCCTAGGTATTCTAGGTGATAGAATCTCTGGTGCTATCCTACTGAATGGGAAAGAACCAAAAGAAAATAAGTTTGGTAAATCTATTTTAAACCGTAAACGAAGATGAGTATAGTTATTGTAACAGGCTTAGGTCCACGGACAGGAACATCATTTGTTATGCAGCAAGCAAAACAAAAAGGAATACCAATACATGGTTATAAGTTTATACCTAACTTTACAGTCGAACAACACAATGTAGATGGATATTGGGATGCTGTTATATATGATCCAACAATTAATAACTGTTTGGTTAAGCTATGGTATCCTTCTTATTTAGACATTGATGTTAATAAGATAGTTGGTGTTGTTGCTCTTGAGCGTAAGGATAAAGTAGCTCAAGTTGCCAGTCTTTACAAAGTATTTAAAGACGAGTGCAAACTAAATAACCAGTTACTATCTTTAGATTCACCATCTTCTTTACTACTTCCATTCATAGAAAATACAGAGCAGTGGTTATCATCACTGAACAATAAACAAGTTATGAGAGTGTATACTGAAGACCTAGATTCTTCCATAAATAGTATTCTCTCATTTATAGAAAGAGGATTATCATGCCAGTAGCAATCGGAATGGGCGTAATGGCTTTGGCTTCCGGCGTTATGGGTGCATTGGGTCAGTCAAGTCAGGCTGAGTCTCAGGCAATGGCTGCTGAAATTCAACAGCGTAATGCTAACTTCCAGAATCAATGGCAGAAACAAGCACAAGATCGCAATACAATGCGACAGTTTCAAGCCAATCTTGAAAGAAATACTCAGATCGAAAAAGCGGCAAATAAAGAACGAGCAATGGCTGAGCTTTATTTGGACAAGTCTTTTTCAAATCAAAAGAGTACACTAAGCAAACAAACTGCTCAGGTAAACGCACAGTTCTTGGCAGCAACGACAGGCCGAGGAATGAATCCAACAAGTGGAACAGCCCGAGCTTTGTTTAGACAGAACATTGAATCGCTTGGTAATAATATGGCTGCTTTAAAGTTAAACCATAGAAGTGCATATCAAGATATTGTGACACAACAGCAAGCACGGCTTTCTCAAAGAGCCTCATCTATTGCCCCAGATCTAGGAGTATTTATTCCAGCTAAAGGCGGTATCCCAGACAACTCAAGCACTGCTTTAACAACTGGTTTAATTCAGGCTGGTCTATCTGGAGCTTCTGCATTCGTTGGTGCTGGTGCTAAGTATGGCTTCCCCGGTCAAGGTGGTGGAGGCGGCGCTGGTGGTGGCTCAGTTCCTACGCCTTCCAATGTTGTCCCTGTATATACTGGAATGGGCAGTACTACTTATACAGGTATTCCCACTTTTCAATTTAAATAAAAACGGAGGTAGTTAATGGCTAAGAAAGATCTTATGTCTTCTTTGCAGAAGATTGCTTCTGAGTCCGTATCAGGGACAACAATACCAGAAGCCAAAGAACAAGATATGATTGATACACAGGATGTCGCAAAGATCAAGCAAGTTGCTGAAGTCGCATCCAACATGTATCCAAATAATCCAGCCAGTCGTTTTAACTACTGGAAGAAGAATATTAATATTGACGGTATGTCCAATAATGCTAGAAATACATATTGGAAAACATACGAGAACATGCATCCACGGGGATTAGAAGGCGCACAGTCTGACTTTGTTAATGTAACTTTAAACGAAACCAATTTAATTAATGGTGTCTCCAATAAAGAATTCTTTTTGAGAGATCGTATTGACAACTCACCAACATGGGCAAGATCCGTATTGGAACCTGAGTTGGCAAAGTTATCAACAACAGTTGCCAATGCTAATCTAAGCAAAGCTAATCAAGTCTACAGTAAGTCATTATCAGATAAAGTAAATAACTTTATTTTGAAGAATGATCTTGATCCAGATGTTTCTGTTGAACAGCATACTGCTGACTTTGTAAGATTAGAGCAATTAAATTTATTTGATGTGGCTAATGTTGTTAATGGCCGCATTGGAATCTATGGACAAAATACAGGTTTTATTCCCGGCTTTGCTGTGGAAAATAGACAGCAAGTATTTCCAAAGGATCAGTTTGGTGCGCCCTCATTTGCTGAGCAAGTCTTAGTTAGAGACAGCGCAATCAATCCAATCAAGCAAGCTGTTGATATGAAACTATCAGCACAGCGCTCAGTCATCTCAATGCAAGAAAGACAAGCTGCTATGGAGTCTACTAAACTTCTTGAGCAAGGCTTTTATACTCTTGATCGTTGGGGTGAAGCTTTTTCAATTAACGCTGAAAGCAGCCCACAAGATCAGATTATTCGTGGTCTTAAGGGAGAGATTGCTAGCAAGCGTATTACTAATGAACAAGAACTTGCTGAAAGTATTTATACAGCAATGACAAAGTATCCAAACATGTTCGGAGATTTAAATGGCACAACAGAATAATGTAAGTAAAGAACTACAAAATTTACTTGGTGGTTCTAAGAATTTAGATCCCATTGAACAAACAGTATTTGAGACAGGCCCACAGGCTGGATTCACTCCTCCAGAGGTTGCTAATGTTTATCAAGAAGGTCAAGTACAATTCGCACAACAGCAAATTGGAATTGATAACGCTGATATTTATTGGTATAACCTAGGTCAAAATGCTTTTCAAATGGCATCACAGACTTTTGAAACTGTATTAGACTACCTTATTGATTCAAAAAGAAACGGTGTAGTAGAACTTAAAGATAAGTACCAGAGCACTTTAGATGATTTTTATCTTCAACAGAGTACTGAAATCTACAATGCAGATAAAGAAAAAAGACCAGCTAATAGCAAAGTAATTAATGATTTAGTTACTCAGATTAAGCAAACTAAAGAAGATTTTAGAACCGATGCTATTAAAGTTTTAGGCGATGAGAAATACTTTGCACCAGATTTAGATATAACAAAACTAGGTTTAAAATACCAAGAGCTTGCTTTATCGTCTAGAAACTCCTTAAGAGATATTGATAGATTTGCTAACAAGTTACTATATGAAACTCAGCGAGTTATTAATGGTGTCGTAAAAGAAGAAGAAAATTATGCTGCTTGGAAGAATGGTGCTGGAGTTAGAGATCCAAAGATTCAACCACAAGTTCTTCTTGGTGCTTACTCACTACCCCCACATCCTGAAAACCCAAACATACCAATAGTAGGGTTTAAAAAAGATATGGCAGGTAATTGGAAACAAATAACTAGTATAGATCCAGTAACAGGAACAGAAAATTCTCCCGTTATTAAACGAGCAGATGGTAAATGGTATTTTCAAATTCAACATATTGATACTATAACATCACCAGAAGATCTTCAAACATTAGTACAGACAGATAATTTTTATTATGGTCCATACAGTGCTGTTATGAATGCTACTGGTCAACTTACTGTAGATATGGAAAGAATGACTAAAGATGTTGTTGAAACTGAGCAACCAAACAATGGTATGGCTGCTCTTGTTGCAACAACTTTTGCTGAAATGCCAGATCACCTAGCAGAAAATGCAATAGATAGAATTGATGGTCTTGATGAAGGACAAAAACTTAAACTATCTATGATGCGTCTACATGTTAAGAATAAATTTGATCTTACTCAGTTAGGTCAAATTACTGGTTTAAAGAGAGATGCTTTAAAAGACACCTTTAAAAGAATACAACAACTTAGAGCTGGAACTACAATCTTTAATGGTTCTCAAAATCCACAAGATGTAGCTAAGTTTGAAGAATTAGTTGGCGTAACCTATTCTTTACTAAAAAAATTTGGAGCAGATATTGAAGAAGGTAGTCTTGAATTAACTGCTAAAGCAGGTAATCTAATAGACGAGACTCCAAATATTTCAGCTTCTTCTTTATTGGCAGAAAATCCAGCACTTGTTCCTATACTTGCCAGAGTTTCTGCTACATTAGAAAGTAATCCCGGTTTATTCGGTACTGATAGTGAAGCTAGAAAAACAGCAATTGAAACTTTACTTGATGAACAAGTAAGAAGAGAAGGTTACATTGTAACTAATAATCCAAATACAGGCATGCCTCTTATTCTATATGCTCCTAACATGTCTTATATGGAAAACATAAAAGCATCTTTGGATAAATCTCCTATGCTTGCTGGTTTGCCTAAAGAAAAAAAGGAACTGTTAAAAGATCCAGTAGAAAAAGATAAAGCTTTGATTAAAGCCCATATGTTTGGGAATAACTGGCTTAATACTATGACTGCTGATAGAGATTTTAAAAGCAGTGCTTTAAATTTTGCAAAACAAATCAACCCACAAGTTGATACTGAAGTTTTTGAAGCTTTGCTTGATGGCGCTGTAAACACAACCAGAGATAAAAATGGAGTTAGAATTCAAACTTCTATTACTGGTTTTGATTTACTACGCTTTACTATTGCTTCTTCTCCAACTGCAATGGAAAAACGAACATCAAAAGGTAAGAATGGTATTGTATTTGCTGAGGGATATACTCCAGCATTTGAAGCTAGATTAGTAGCAGCAAAGCAAGTCTTTGATGATTTACCAATTACTTCTAGTACAGGTGCAATTCCTTGGTTTGATGCGTCTTTTAATTATAGCCAAACTATGTATAATTTTATGGGAACTCCAAGAGGAGGCCGTCCCATTAAAATTACAAAATTAACTGGAGCTTCTGGTACAGATTACATAGAAGTAATTACACCAAAAGGATCACGACAACTAGGCGCCATTACTCCAATGACTGCTGATGGAACACCACTATTGTATATTCCACAAGAAACAGATGCTAGTGGCGGTAATAGACTAAGCCTTGAAAAAGGAATGTCTAAGTATTTAGAAGCCGAACGAGGTATATATCCTTATACTTTTGTTCCTTTTGATTCTGAATCAGCCCCTAATTTTGGACCAATGGAAGCAGATCAAGTTATTTACGCTGTTAATGAACCTTATCTACCAACTAAATCTGCTATTCTTGCTAATGTAAATAGTCCTTTAACTACCTTTGAAGATGCTAAAGCATTCTTTGCTCAAAACAATACAGCATTCCATGATATTGTTATGTCAGATTCACAGTTAAAGAAATCTAAAAACTTAGCTTGGGAAATTGCAAGAGATGCTGATGGTACTCAAACCTATGATGAAAATAAAGCATTGTTTACTGACGCTAACTTAAAGCAGTTGTTTGATAAAGCAGTTGCTAATGGCGCAAAAACTAATGTAGAATTTCTTGGTTATATTTTTAACGCTATGCGTGTATATCAAGATAATTCTCAAGTAGACTTTGGTAGAAATACTAATATGGAAAGAGCTACTAAATCTTCCTCAACTGATTTTGCTGTTCAAAGAGGAGATAATAAAGGTTTAATTCTTTATTCTCCAAACAGTGAGAAGTTTATTACTGGTGTTGAGACTAATCTTTCCAATGGATTGAATCTATATTATAAGAGCGGTAAGTATTATATGCTTCGTCCTGAAGAAAGTAATAAAGACTACCGTCTTATTATAGATTCCGCGACTGCTGCAGATTCATCAGAATTAACTGGTTTAAAAGCCAAGCAAGAAAAAGCAAAAGCAGCTAAATCAATTTTTTATACGCAGCCTATTCCAAGAATATCTACTGAAGCTCTTGAAAATTTAGCAAAGCCTTCTACAATTTCTCAGGAAAAACTTGCTACATTCCAGCAAGACTTTATGAAATATGCGTATAGCAAGGATCTTATAAATAATCCTGACTTTAGATATATTAACTGGACTCAGCTATATACAGACACTGGAAGTTTTCCAGATAACCCAGAAGAAATTCCTAGTGAATATTTCCTACCCGGACACTCTTCAACCCTACCTCTTAGAGCTAGAATTGCAATTCAAGGAAGAGAGCAGGGTTATATTGGGCAAGGTATAGAAGAAACAATCAAAGAAAGAACACCTTCTAGTCCTAATGTAATGCCTGAATTAGCAGCAGCTCCTACTGTTATTGCTGGTACTGAAGGTTTTGTTCGTGGTGTTTATTCTAGTTTTGTGGATACAAACAAGCGAGATATAGAAATCTTCAGAGAAAATAATATAGATGCTGATCCACAAGATTGGTTGAACTCTCTTTTTGGAACTGACGAATTATCTGTAATCCGTAGATCAACAGGAAGAACAGTATGGAATATTCCAGAACAAACTTTTAATGTAGTTCATTATATTAAAAGCTCAAACAATCCTTATAATGCTGAGTCTTCTTTTGGTTTAAGTGAGCAATCTTGGAAAACAATTCAAGATTCTCCACTAACAAAACCAGAACTAGAATATCAACTTAGAGTTATTGCTGGTAAACAACCAAACAATACTCAAGCTATTCGGAAAAATAATGGTGCATTAGATTGGAATAAACCAACTAAAGAAGAAGCAGCTAAGACAATGAATGAAGTTATTGGACAGCTTAATCCAAATGAATTTACTCTAGATGAACTAAGAGAAATTAAACTTAAGGATGAAATCTTACAAGCTTATTCTTTAAGAAATGTAAAAATAACAAATACTGATAGTATTTTAGAAGCGATTAAAGATCCAAGTAAACTTGTAAATATCAAAAGAAAATACTTTCAAATGACTCTATATCCTGATGGGTATATGAGTAAGACTAATAGATCAACTAAACAAACACGAATTGAAGCTATAGCAGCAATGCTACAGCTATAACCTATTCATGGCGCATAGCTCCCAGAAAGGACTGTAATGTTAAATTACTCAGAAGGATTTCCTATAGGTTCGGAGAAACCATCAGCTGGTTTACTCCAACTAAATGCTTATAGACCAGCCCAAGTATTAGCTGCTTATGACGGAGATAATTTAGAATTTTTAGACCCAGCGCGTCTTACTGATCCTCTTTCATATGTAAAGGGTGACATTAAGAAGGTCGAAACCTATAATCAGTTTTATGCTTTGACTCAGGCTTTAGGCTCATTAGAAGGAAATCTCACTGGCGTATCAGACGGTCTTCTTGGTATTGCTAATGATCCTACTAAGGGTGCTGCATGGCGACAATTAATCGGTAAGGCTCCGCTATCCCCAATGCGCTATGGGGATAGCGAGCTTACCACAGAAGCATTAGATGTCGATAGAAAAAATCTAGACATGATGCTTCAAGCCGAGCAGTTACAGGATCTTAGTGGTTTGTCTTATGACGAACTTACTGATAGACAGAAACAAATTAGAGATATTTCAACAAAGCTTTTGTATGCAGAAGCACAAAGCAAAGCTGATGAAAAGCTAGGCTTTAACTGGTTCGATCAATTTGTCGCTCAAGATTTGTTTGGAATTACTAGTTCATTCTCTGATACAGAATTAGCTGGAGATACAAAAGATATTGAAAAGATTATGGCAAGAGAAGACCCAAACTTTGAACCAAATAATTGGTTTTCAAGTAAGTTTTCAAATCCAATTGTAAATCAATATCTATTAGAAAATGGTATTGATTCTTCTTTTGTAAGTGATTCTCCAAATGCTGACCATGCAATGATTCGTATCATGCATCAGCTAAATGTTACTGACATTCAAAAAAGAATTGGAACATACAAACCAACAACACTAGACTATGTTCGTTTATTCCGAGATGGTCTTGTTGGAGGTATGATTAATAGCCCTGACACTATTCCAAGTATTGGTGCTGAGTTGGCATTAGCTGGTATTACAACAGCCATTGGATCTCTTGTTCCGGGAGTAGGAACCGCCGCTGGTTTAGCTGGTGGTGTTATGGCAGCAGAAGCAACAGCCACTGCTTTAGGTGGGACATCTTTGTTTATGCGCTTAAAGCGTGTCTATGATTCTGCATCTGTTGCTGGTAAGGCTTTAAGGGCAACTGCTTACACAACTGAAACACTTTATAAACTACCACTTGGCATTATGCCTAGTTATGTAAGTAACTTTGGTTTGCTGCGTGGAGCTGCTGCTGCGTTTACATTCGGAGCAGTACAAGGTGGCTTAGCTGAGTATGCTAGACAGCAAAGAGAAATTGCCTTTGGTGCTGCAACTCTATACGCCAACCCATACGCACTCACTGATTATAATGCTTCTTTGATTGCTACAACAGCATTAGAAGAAGGCTTGGCGTTTGGTGGTGTGTTTGGTCTTGGTGGTGGATTGTTACGCAGTGGTGTTGGTGCTGTTAGAAACAGAGTGCAAGGCGTAGAGATTGATGCTGGTCGTGGGCTTAGAAACTCATTGGATAAGCGTCTTACCCTTGAAGGAACTCCACTAGGTAATACAATTGATAATATTTCTGGTCTTATGAAGAAGCCTGAAAAGCCAATCATTGATGCTCCAGTTCCAGAAAAGCTAGCTAAAGAAGCAGTAATTGAAAATACTGATATTACTGCAGAAAAAATGGCAACCGAAACTGAAGCAAGAGTTGATCGTGTTGAAACAAGAGAAGCTTTGAATTCTCCTGAAGTAGCTAGATCAACACCAGAAGATGTAGGTACACGCCGATATGAGAATGAAACTACAGCAGAATATATTGCTAGAGCAGCGCCTAATCGTGTCTTTAGAAATATACATGAAGTAATGACTGAGTTTGCTCGTCGTACTAATAATGAAGGCTCTGAGCGATTTATTGAGTCTGGTGAAGTCTTTGATCAAATGTCAGTATCTGATAAAATGCGTGTCTTGTTTGCTGGTAAGAAGTTTCTAGAAGATGCCAAGAAGGTAGAAACAGAAGCTGTTGGTCTACCAAAAGAACGAGAGCGTGTCTATGAAGAACTAGAAAGACAACGCAAGGGAGAGTTTTTTAGACTTCGTAAGCGTCTAGGTTCAGATCGTTATAAGGCACTTAAGGCAGAACTAGAAGGATTAAAAAAAAGATCTCAGCGTAATATTCCTGATCTAATTAAGGAAGCAAGAGACACAGCAAAGCCAGCAGCTGAAAGAAAAGTAGCGGCAGAAGAAGCAGCTCATAAGTTACTTGAAGCTATTGAATCTGCTGCAACCTCTCCAGAAAGAGAAGCGACTGTAAAAGCTGGTATTCCAACAGAAGCTTCTGATGTTGTTGATGCTGCTATTTTAGAAGCAAAGCTTACTGGTGAAATCAGTGAAACAACTGAGAATGCCGTAAGAGATATTGCTGGAGCTAAGGAACGCAAAGAAACTATTTTTAACGCTCTATCAATGCAAATTAGAAACGCAATTAATATTGCAAAGGTTGATAAAGATAGAGTAGCTAAGATTAAATATCTAAATGATAACAAAGCAGATGTATCAAATGCTTTTGTTTCTATTGTTTCAGGTAGCAAAGACTCCGCTAAAAAGTTTGCAGACTATGTTGACAGTCTTGTAACTAACTCCATGCTTACAAGCGAAGATCGTATTCTTTTATTTGCTTCTGTTGTTCATCTAAACTTTAGTGATGTTCCATTCCTTGAGTTTGGTGTAGAAAAAATGACAACAGTAAAGACAGATGAAGTTACTGGAACAAAGTCAATAGTAAGCGATGCTTCTACTGTTGCTAAATGGGAATATGATAAGAAGAAGATTACACTTAATGCAAACTTTGGTTATTTCCTATCTCCAAAAGCAAGATCAAATCAGCGCATTAGATCTATCCTACATGAGATAGGTCACGCTTATTTTAAATCAAGAGCTACAGGTAATATCTATTTATCAAATCTTAAGTTATACAACAAAGCTGTTTCATCTTTTGGTATGGCTCTTGTTCAAGACAAGGGTTTTAAATCTACCTTAAAGCTAGATGATCCTATGTTAAACGAAAGATTCTTAAGTACTTATCATTTAATAAATGCTGAAGAATTTTTTGTACAGACTTTTTCAAAAGTATTGTTAACAGAAGCTGAAACAATAATACAACAGATGAATCCAATAGATGTCTCTTGGACTAAATCTATTTTATTAGATATTCAGAAAGCAGTTCTAGTCGCAACTAGGATTTTAAATAGTTCTGAGTTTTATGATACTGCTAGTGCTCTTGTAAAAGAAATTACAAACATCAATAAACAAATGGCAGATCAAACATTATCTGTCCATGAGTTAAATGAAGTCTTTGCAAGATCTGCACAGTTAACTGGTGGCTATACTAAGTTTGCTACTAATGCGCGTGAGTTTGCTACAATAATCCATAAAAAAGGAATCAATGACAAGTACATGCTTACTAGAGGTGAGTATGAATTCTTGATGAATGGTCAATACTTTGATCCAGCTATGATAGCTGCTATGACTATAGTTAAAAGCCAAGGGCTATCTGCAATTGATTCTGGTGGTAGAATAGGCAAACATTTTAATATGTTTGTTGAAGCTTACTCTGAATATAAAAAGACACAGACTAACTCTCTTCTTTATAAAGTAATGTATTTCTTTGAGTCAGCTAAAGACTACGATAAGTTTATTAACATGACTACCGAAGAAAGACTAAAATACTTTAAAGAACAGTTCTTCTCAATCAGCGCTGAGCGAAGAAACATGGGAGCTATTCCAGCTACTTATGAAGAACGCTCACTTAAGATCCTTGATGTGTTTGAACAATATGCAAAGAAAGAAAAGATTCCTGAAGGTAAGTATGACTATGCTTACTTAGTTACTACAGGTAAGCGTTTGTTTGAAGTTGCTTCAGATCCTCTATTTGATAAGACTGTCTTTGGTAGTAAAGCAAAACCTGTATTAGATCCTAAGTATGATTTTGTTTCTTTTACTAATAAAGATCTTATGTCTGTTGAAGACAGAGCAAACTTGCTACAGACTGTTAGCTCAAATGAATACTTTAATAATTCTATTTTAGATTTGGTTAGAGATAGATTAGAGAAAAATGGTTTAAGTGAAATGGCTAGTGTTACTGGTCTTCTTGGAAGAGCCGCTTTTATTTTAGGCTTTGATGATCCTTCAAATAAACTATTTGATATTTCGTTTAACACAACACCGCAAAAAGAATTGATGTTGTCTACATTCTATTCTAGTCTTGTTGAAACAATAAAGACTAATCCACAAAGAACAATGACAAAGCAACAACTTGCTGCTTTGTTGGTTAAGGGTAGTATTAAACAAGAAGAGATTGAATGGACTGGTCTAAAAGAATATATGGATGCATTACCTGAAGATGCTAAAGTAGATTTAAATACACTTATTTCTATTATTAAACCTGTTAAAATAGAAGAAGTTATTAAAGGCTCGGAAACAACAATAGTTCATTCTACGAAAAATGTTTCAAGAGTTTTAGTACACGATTTTATTAAAACAGATACACTTCCAATAACTGATTCAGTTACTAGTAGCGGCGGTAAAACTTACAAAACAATTGTATTTCCTTCTAGCGTTATTCCTGTTTCTAAAACACTTAGAGATCCTTTGTTTTTTAAAAAGCTAGGAGAATACGCTTTAGAAAAACAAGCAGAAATAACAGATAAAGATAATTGGCCGCTTCTTATTGCAGCCATTAAAGAGTTTATTGCAGCTAATATTGAAAAGTCAGAAGTCTTTGGTGGTATGGAATATGTAAAATTAAAAGATGGTAATCTAATTAATTCAAGTAAAGATAATATTGAATTTGTAACTAGTAAAGAGCAAGCTACAACTTTCTATCCTGAAGAAGTAATACCTGAATCTAAATATGGTAAAGTAACTGCTGAAAATGTAATTAAAGCTAATGAATCACTTTTATGGGGCAATAATTTACCTAAAGAAAGATTAATGAGAGAACAACCTGAATTATATCCTTATTTCAGAAATAAAGAATTACGCGCTCAGGTTTATAGTACTGTTTTTAATCAAGTTGAAGAATATCTTAAAACCGAATTAGATAAATTACCAGAAAATATTCAGAGTGCTATCTTAGATTTATTTGCACCTTATAGAGAAACAATAGAAAAGCCACTACCCGGTGGTCATACTATCTGGGATAAATATCAACACGAAACTTTAGTTTTACCTAATGGTGAAGATCAAAGAGAATTCTTAATTAGATTTCCTGATATTGAATTACAAAGTGGTATGACACATTGGGAAGGAGGCTGGCATGGTAATAACACTCCAGTAACAAATGTTGTTGTACATGGTCGTGCTAATACTAGATATACTCCAGAAAACTTTAAAGTTTTATTTGGTGAAGAATTTCAAAGCGATTGGCATCAAAAAGGAAACGAAAAAGGTTATCGTCCTAAAGATACACCAGAAAAACCTGAAGAGTTTGTTAACAACGAACAGAGAATAAAAGAAGTTAGTGAAAGATTAGATACAATTGTTCCTGATATAAAAAAAATTATGGATAATGAAGTAAAACTTTCTAATACTGAACTACCTGATAAATTATTTTCAACTAAAACACAACAACTAGATAAGTATAATATATTGTTTGAGCTTTCTTTTAATGCTGATGAAATTAAAAAAGCGTGGAAATCTAAACAATCTATTGATGCGTATGGAGTTGATATAACACAACCAGTTTATATTGTTATTCGTAATAAAACTTTTGATCTTATGGACAATAACTATGCATTTAATGATTCTACTGCACATATTTTATATGATATAGCTGATGGCTCACAAGAAGTTGGAGTAGGTGCTATATTTCCAGAAGGTAATTTTGATCTTACTGGAATGACAAAAGCAAAAGATATTGTTTATAGTATGGGCAATAACATTATTAGTATAAGTCAACATCCTTTATTTAAATATTCTTCTTCGTTTGCATACGGCTATCGTAGTAGTAGTGTTGACAATATAATAAGTAGAATGAATTTAGAATTAAAACTAATAAAAGAACCTAAAGACTTAGCAGATGCTCTTGTTTTAGTTAAATACTTTTTAAAGCAGCAATTAATGTCTAAATTGCCATCTGATGTTTTACCTAATGTAAAACCATATAAACAGCATATTGAGGAATTAGACTTTTTATTCACATATGAAAGTACTTTAGCAAGAGAGTTAGATGACTTAACAGCATTAAATGAAGGTCTTAATCTTATAGATCCAGATCTATTACCTTTAGCTCCTTTTAAATCATCAGAAGCATGGGGTGGTTTGATATTCAAACGCATGTTAAAGTATGCTGTAGAGCATGGCTTTGATGGTGTTGCTTGGACTACAGGACAACAACAAGCTGATCGTTATAACAAAATTATAATTGATAATGTTTCTGAAATTTTTGTAACTAAAAATTATCTTGGTTCTTACGATATAACTATTGATGAAAAATCTGGTAATAAACGAAACTTCGATGATATTTCTGCAAATGAACTGCATAATTATGTAGGTAAAGCAAAAGCTAAAGAGATTACAGATAGTAGTCGTGATAATGTATTTGAACCTTTTGTTATAAAACCATCTGAAGAAGGTGGGACTATGTTGTTTGGTGCTACTGGTTATCTAGAGTTCTATGAAAACATAATGGTAAAAGTTGCTAACAAAATTGGCAAGAAATATAAAACCTCTGTAAAACTACAAGAAGTTAATGGCATAGGTAAACAGCCTTATCTACCTATTACAGATGAAATGCGAATGGCTATTCTAAAAGACGGTCTACCATTATTCAATAAACTAGATGGAGATAATACTCCAGCTGAAGATATTGTAAGATGGCAAAATAAAGAAGATGCTTTAGCTAATATTGTAATGTTAAAAGATACCAAAGTTGACATAGGTCTATTAGTTAAAGTAGCGGCTGCTAATATAGATGAAGCTATTGTAAATAAAATTTTGACTGGTAGTAAATCACCTGAAGAATTCATTGGTACTTTATATGATATGATTAATACCGATCAAGTAAAGCAAACCAAAGGATCTGGTAAGTGGGTAATAAACAAACCTACAACAAAGTCAAAAAGAAAGAAAGCAGCTGAGTCTACTTCAGCAACAAAGTTAAAGTCAGAAGAAAAAGCTGCTAGTGAACTCTCAGAAGTAGTGACTACTGATAACTTAGAAGAAGCTTTGATTAAAGTTATAACTCTTCGTCCAGATTTAATAGACGCTTATACTGTCATTCAGGTAAGTGAAAAGAGAACAGCATCTTTAGAACTAGCAGTTGCTAATGGTGATATTGCTACTATTAATAATCTAATGGCTTATTTAACAACCACTGGTAAGAATGCAACTAAAGATCAAGAAAGAAAAGACCAAAGAGCTGGAAGACTCAATGTTGATTCTGATGAAGGCACAAATGAAAAGCCAGTACAAACTAATAGACTAGCTAATTTGTATGAGAAAAAGAAACTAGGTAAAGCAGAACTTAGTGATGTCTATTTACAAAAAGCTTTAGAGTGGCATGAAGCATCTAATGGTAGTTGGTTAACGCCTGAAGCTGTATCTTTATTAAAAGCAAAACTTGCTTTAGGTACAGACTCTAAAGTAGCAGCACAATCTGAAAAGCTGTTTGGAAAAGCTATTAAGAGAGCTGCTATTACTGCTAGACTAAACACCCTAAAACTTTTTATTACTGAAGAAGTTGCTAAGCATAAACTACTTGAATCAACTCTAAATGAAGCTGGACAAAAGCTTCGTGAACTAGATAATGATAAAAAGAAAGCTATTGAAGAATCAAGAAAGAATGCAGAAAAAGCAAATAAGGAAATTAAAAATACTACAAGAGTTCAACCAGTTACGAAACAAAGAACAATTGTTGAAGCTGGTTCGCGTATACGACAGACTCAAGCTTTAGCTGAAAGCTTAAAGAATAAGAATCCAGAGTCACTAGCAACTCCTACTATTCCAGAAACAGAAGCATCACTATTTAGAGCAACAGAAGAAACTATTACTGGTAAAAAGCCAGAACAAACTATTCGTCCTGCTAAACAAGTTGATGCTATTCTCAATGGAACAAACTCTGGTAAGAAAGAAGCTATCGGCTTTACTCCAAAGCGTCCATTGAAGATGGATGTTGAGTCAGCTGATATACTTTCAGCAGATCCAGTAAAACTTGAAAGTGTAAAAAAGACAGCAAGTAGAATTGGTTCTGATGCTTTAGTATTTAAAGATGGTTCTGTTATTCCTTTAACAACTTCAGATCTGCCAGTGTTAGGAGCAACTGTAATTGATGCTGTGCCTGAACAACCTAAGATGTTAGAGATTGCAAAGGCTGCTGATAATACCCCTGTTATAAATGTTATTAACAGACCAAGAATAGATGCACCTAAACAGAAAAAAGAAGGTTTACCTGTTGCTACTAAAAAAATTAGAGTACCAAGAAAACCAAAATCTAAAACAACAACAGTACCAACTGGAGAAACTAGACTACCAACTATTGAGAAGATAGTTGCAACTGTCAAAGAAATTCCAACTGATGTTGTTGAAACAACTAAAGCAGAAAAGATTGAACGCAAGTTTAATGAAGACATTGAGTTGCTAAGAGTTTCTGGAATGGATTCTGGATTCCTCCGAAAGTTCCTAAAGAAATATTGGGAATCAAAGGTTGAACCAGATGGCTCAGAGACTGTCACCCCAATGTTTGAAATGCTTTGGTCACACTATGTAAATGTAAATCAGTTTATTGCTGATGCAAATAAGCGTGTGCTTGGTGAAGATATACTGACAAAGTTCTGGCAAGCGGTTGATAGATTGTATGTGTCTGATTCATTACGAGTAAAAGTAACTGAAGGACCAGCAGGAAAGAAACCACTTACCTATCGTCAGCTCTTAGATAAAGCAGCAAAAGAAATTCAAATTGAAGGCAAACCAGAATTTGTAATTCCTGTATTGCCTGAAGATATTGTATTTACTAAAGTAGATGAAGCAGGTAATTATCGTTTAAACGGCAAAACAAAAAAGGTTAAATCCTTGATTGATGAAGCCGGAATAGACGCAAAGATTCCCGGTCCTCCATCAACAGATGCTGTTATTAAAGATATTAAAGAAGCTGAGATTCCACCAGAACCAACAGCACCCGAGCCTGAGTTACCAAATGAAAAAGTTATTGAGAATGCAATCAATAATGTAGAGAGTGGTACTTCTCGTTTACTAAGAGTTAACAATCTTGTTGGAGCAATCTTTGGTGGAAACCAAAGAGATAGTCGAACATGGTGGGAAAACTTAATGAACAAGAGTGTGAATGCAACACAGAATGGATCACGACAAGGTGATACTCTGCGAAGTGTTGCTCCACTACTTTCGTTTGTGTCTCGTTTCTTTGATGATCGTAAGACTCAAACAGGACATTTGGTAGGTGCTGGAAAGACTGCCTTTAAGACAGCAATGCAACTCAGAGGTGAAGAAGGTAGATTGATTACCCGTATATTTAAAGAGTATGCTAAAATCAATACAATCATGCCACGCATGACTAATGATCAAAAAGCACAACTTGATATATATACTTATGAAACTTTGTTTACAAACAAACAGCCTAATAAAGCAGATATAGTTGCTCTTGGTATTCCAGCATTGTATGCTGAGCCAATAACAAAACAACTATCTCTATTATTAAAAGCTGCTAGATTGGCAAACAAAAACATTCTGGATCTAGAAACAAACACAGGTCGTTTGTTAACTGTAGATGCAGATGGTAATCCAATATCTCCTGATGTCTTTGCACCAACGCAAGTTGATCACGAAGGTCTTGAATCTATAATGAGAGACAGGGCTGCTCGTAGTAATCTACTGGATAAACTAGTAGAAGTTCGCACAAATAGAAAGTTAAAGGACGATAAACTAGACATCAATACATTGATTGTCTTGGGCTGGCTCGATGTTGAATACAACGAGAAAGACCAGACATTAAATATATTTGCTCCTGATAGAACCATCACTTATTCAGAAGCAGCTAATATGTTTAGTTTAGATACTTTACAAAAGTTACATGAGAGCGATATCACTAAGTCTGGAATCTCTGGAAAGAAATCTGATATTCTAAAACTCCTTAGAAAGAGTAATCCAGAGAAATACTTTGTATTGGAATTTGATGACAGATATTCTGTTTATCGTATTCCAGAAAGAGTTACAGATCTTGCTCCACATGATAAGACCAAGTACATAGCAGCTATCCAAGGAGACACTGCGATGTACATAGAGAAGTGGCGAAAGAAACTAGATGGTAGAAATCTAGTTCGTGTTGAGATGGAAGAGATGCTTAAGTTTAAAACTAAGAGTTATCCCTATAACAGCACTAAAGACTTTAACTCTATTTATAACCAACCTTTCTTTAAGTTAGATCCAGAAGGTAAGACTATATTACCAATCAAGGGATTAACCCCAGAAGAGATGTTTAGTACTCCCGAGACTAAGGCTATCCTTAGAACTAATCTTGCAGAGGCTTACTTCTATTTCCTAAAGGGTAGATACTTTGAGCTAGCATTCCAGAGAGAACTTGACCGAATGTTAGGTAAGACAGGTATTACTATTCTAGATGTATTTAATTATGTTCGTAAGAAAACTTATGATAGCTTTGATAATCTGTCAAAGGATCAGGACTGGTCAGAAGCTGAACTACGAACAGCAAAGAATAGTTTGGAAGAAGGTCTTAATAGATTGTATGAAGAGTATCAGTTTAATGCTGATACCTTGCCATATCTAAAGTCAGAGACAGGACACTCAGCTAGAATTGGATTGGCAGCAATCCGCTTTAAGTTCTCCGCTGGTTATGGTATTTCAGCTTTCACTGAAACCATGACTGAGTTGGCTAAGCAAAGTCCTGAGTTATATACAATACCAAAAAACATTATTAAGGCTATGCGTTATGTCCTAGCTGATTATCGTGCTTCAAAGCGAAAGCTATTGGAGTCTGATATTGGTGACATGACTTTTATTCTTGAAAGCTTCCGTACAGATCTAGCTAATAGATATATGGGAGAGATTGGATATGGTGCATTCAAATCTGATTCAAGATTTGGAACTCGTGTAAACGACACTATAATCAATGTAAAGAATGGTGTAGGTGCTTTGGAAAAAGGAACCAGAACTTTGGAAGAAGCTGGTAAATGGATGCAAAGTATTGGTTCTCTACAGGCAATTACAAATGGTACACGCGCTCTAGCTAAGCAACGAATCCAGAGAATGATCTGGAGGGATATTAGCAAGGGTAGAGTTGAGACTTTATTTGATGCCTTGACTGAGACTACAACTGCTTCCCAATTGGCTGAGTTAAAGAAAGCTGCGGCTACTGATGCCAAAGCTGAAGCCAAGTTGTGGAAGGAGTTTGCTGGTATTGCAAGACATACAGCAAAGTTTGGTGATGCAAACGAAGCTGCCTTGTTCTTAAAGTATGGCTTGACAACTAAAGAACAGATTCGACATCTTAAGTGGGCAATGGAAAAAGCCAACCATAGAGATGGCCGAGTCAACATTCTAGATCTAATGGATATCCATGAAGATCTTAGAAACAACCCAGTAGAAGGTATTGATATGGATGTAATGGAATCAGCTATTTCATCTTATGCCTTCATGGTTGAAGACCTAATTATAAAGACAGCTACATCTGAATTGGGTGGACTTAACAAGATGACTTCTCTTGATTCTAAGTCAGCCCTAGGTAGAATGTGGTATGCTCTTACTTCTTGGGTACAGTCCTATCAGGACAATGTTATTCTTGATTACGGTGGACGAAGCACACTTAAGTATTTAGCTGGTGGTATATTCTTATATGCCGCTATGGATACAATTGTAGGCTTGTTCAAAGAATGGTTAGCTGGTCGTGAAACAGAAGATATAATGGAAGAACTTGATAAACAACCAAGCCAGTATGTTCTTCGTGGATTAACCAGAGTTCCATTCCTTGGTCTATACAACGGATTCCTTGAATCCGGTGTAAGCACTGTAGCTGGTCTAACAGGTGGTACTTATAAGTACTATGGTGTACCTTTCCTACCAGCTGGTGCTGGAGCAGGAATGAATACACTAGAGTCTGACTTCCGAAGTGCTCAGCGACTTATTGAAGATCCCTTTTCAATAAACGCTGTTAAGGAAGCCAGTAACTTGTTTGGCCCTACCTCCCTAGTTAATCGTAGTCCAGTAGCAATTCCAGTACGAGTATTGGAAGATGCTCAGGTATTTAAGGAAATGAATGCTATTCAACAATACTTGGATATGGTTCAAAGAGAACCTTACCCATACCAGAAGAAAGCCGGAACTATGTTCCGTCCTATATCTCTGGATGTTAATCAGCCAGCTCCACGCAACTATGTGATGGAGACAGCTCAAGCAGAAAAAGCCTTAGGTAAACAAAAGACTATGGGTTACGACCAGAGAGGTGTATCAGAAGAATTAGGCAAATTGTTAGAGTAATCTATGGGGGCTACCTAGGGAAACCTAGGTAGCCCCATTTGTTTTATCGACATGTATTCCGAATAGTTGGGGCTAATGAAGATATACCATAGTATAACCTTAGGTTATCCCTTAGCTGTTAACCCCTATAGTTTTAATTATTGTTGTGTATAGTCTTAGCTAAGACCCCTAGGTTAACCTAGGTATATCCCTTGTTAATTACAACAACAATAATAACCCAATAGGAACAAGCACTCCGGGGTTTAACCCCCCGGTTTTATCCCTTGTCGATTTCCCTCCAGTTGACCGGAGGGATGGCCCCGGACCCCAAGGGGACCGCAGGGTGGACCTCAATCAGATAATCAATCCTGAGGCATCCTAGCCCCCTTAGAAACAAGGCAGGGACCACAGCTCCCGTAAGAAATCGACTTAGGGGTCAAAAATTAGCGAAGGGGTATCCCCCCTGATCCCCCCTTGCGCGCCCCCCGTCACCCCCGGCCAGAGTTATCGGACTTGCTAGCCCGTGTCCGATAACCTCTGTAGGCATCGTCCGATAATCTAGGAACGCCCCCACGATGTTATCGGACGCAAACCCTGGGATGCTTTAGCATTCCATCCGGCTCCGGCGTTCGGTAGTGTAGTGGTCGCCTCCCCGCAGTATTTAGAGCGGTAAGGTCTGGCGATCATCGGTGTATAGCGGAGTCTACCGATCCGCTCTAGGCTGTCACTCGGTCTAGTATGAAAGTCTCGTAGACGCTACTCTCCCGGAGTATAACGGTGAGTCTACGGTGTACCCAAAGGGGTACCTAGGTCTGCGTTGTCAACGCTCACTAGCCTAGGTATGAGTATGGGGTCACGGAAATGGACTAGGTTCCGCTCTGTTCATGGGTAGCACCATGCGTGGAGACGGCGGGAAAGTACCCTCAAGGGTAGCCTACATCCGATAAGGCGCACGCCTCCTCAATATTCGCCCGGATAATCCCGCGATTGATTCGCGTGGCTGGTATCCCCTGCGTTCTTTCGTAGGGGATATCGGCTAGGGTACACTAGGGATAACCTAGTGTATCCTAGCCGATACCCGCGTTGGGTATCGGTACGCAATCTAGCGAGGATTACATGATGTCTACTACGAATGGTACGATGCTCCGGGGCGCCGTGAAGGAAGCCATTGATAAGACGCGGAATTCCGGCGCAGTTCGCCCGGATATGTTCGCAGATGTTGTGAAGTACGGCATGGAATGTTTCCATGATCACAAGCACTACCGCAACAAGGTTCGGTGCGCTTGCTACATCGTCATGGATTCGGTTCCCCACATGGATAAGGAAACGAAGCGCCTCATGTGGGAGGCTGTCGGTACGATGTACATCGGCAAGGTCGTGAATAAGCGGTCGGCGCAGGGTAAGTTGGATGCTTTGCTCGACGGTCGCTAACTGGATTACCCCGTGCTACGGCGCGGGGTATTCCTTCGGGTACCCTAGATGGTCTAGGGTATCCGATGGAATACCCAACGGAGGTATGGCTATGAATCTAGCGGTTTGTCTGGCGAATGTCCGTTCGGTGAACGATGCGGCTACGCTTGCCCCTAGGCTTGCCAAGTTTGCTAAAGTATCAGTATCTGATGCTTTGGTGTTCATTCACCGACATCGTGGTATTCATGCTACGATTGAGGATGTTCGCAGGATGCGTGACTATGTTCCTACATGGTCTACGCGAGAACGGTCTGGAAGGTGGCAGGAACGCCATAGTGATACTCATGGGCATATGCCTAACTTGGATCGCATGGCTCGTGGTCGGTACTGATTATTCGGTATACCCTAGGGAAGCCTATGGTATACCTTTGGATTGAGAGTTTACACAATCTGGGTAGGATGGCTATGTGTTGCCATAACATGCACTAAAGGCATCTCTTATGGTAAGTACCGCTTTATCCTACTCTATAATAAATGACTCTCGAATCTACCGTCTAGTGTGCAGGGCGTTACATTGCACATACTTGCTATACGCCACAGGTAGTCACTAGCATTTGAATCATAAGCCTGTTGATATATCATAGGGAAACCTATGGTATATCTTTCCCACGACACGATTAGTCCCTAGTGTTGATGGTTTATATAGGACTTGCAGACAGGCTAACTATGTAACCTGTCGGTGTTATCATAGCGGTATATCGTAGGGAAACCTATGGTATATCTTTCAGTCGAATAGTTACTATCCGTGCAACAAGTAGCACCCTCTTTGTGTGCCTTGGGTTTGTGGAAGTAACTAGGGTTTGTGGTAAACCTTGTGATGTTGGATCTTGTGTGAGGACTCCAACTATTCCGTAAGGAATAACTATAGACATAAACCACATGCTCTATCCGGCAATGCCGAGAAAGGTATAAGACAATGCAACTTGTTGAGTTTCGTCTTGATGGTTCGGAAGATTACAAAGTTCTTTGTGTTTCTTTCGTTCCCTTTACGCCAGCACATCTTGTTTCTTTGCTGAAGAATGAAGACTTCTTTGGTGAGGATGATTGTGTTGGTTGGCACAATGAATGGCGAGAAGATGCTTTGTTCTTCTATGCCAGTGGTTCTCTCTCCGGTGTCTATGTTAGGCAGCGGGAAGTGAAGGTTTGCCATCTTACCCGTGGTGATTCGGGTGCAGTTATGAAACTCCAATCTAACTAAGAAAGGTATGATACAATGGCAATCGCAATTAGACATTCATCTAACTTTAAGGATCGTACTGTTATGTCGATCATTGGTTGTCAGGAAATCTTCTACTCTCGTTTGAAGGAATCCCTTCCTGAAGATAAGCACGGACTTCTTGAGTGTATGTTTCAGACAATGAATTACTTTGCTCAAGATCTAGAAGATTGTATGGAACAGAACAAGAATCTCCGCAAGGATCTTGAAGGAATGAGCACTCCGGCTATGCCGGGAAAGGTTTGACATGTCTACACTTCTTTTGATTGGTGTGGCTTTGCTTGGAATCTTTGGTGTGTATGTTCTTCTTTGGTGTGCTGAAGAGAATAAGAATCTTTAATAGGAGATAACAATGCGAGTCATTACTCTCTCTGATTTGAATGGTAAGAATCCCTTTAATCTGTGCATCCTTGGTGAGAATAAGAAGGATGATACTGATATTGTGGAGGCCATTAGTTATATCCTCATGCGTGACTTCTATTCGGATGGTGGTAACTTCCACATTCACATTGAACACGCAAGGCATAGTGACTTTGTAGTGATTGTTACTACGGATGATTACATTCAACCTGTTGCTACTTATATGGCACGGGTTCAGACTGTCTCTGTGTACGGTACTTGATCTAGGAGAAATAAATGCGTACCTTCAAGGTAACTTGGGCATGTAATACCTGTTGTGGTGTTTCTGTTTCTGTTACTGTGGAAACAATGACGCAACGGGAAAGCGAAAGAGAGCATGTGATTGGTATGGCAAAGCATAAGATGAATGTTTGTCGTATCAATGGTGATTGGTTTGATGCCATTGATTGCTCTGTTGTTGAAGTTACTACCTAATCTTTTGTCCACCTTGGTAAATCCCGAATAGGCTTCGGCTGTGTCTTGTTTCGACAAGGCTAGGGATTACTTTCTTTCTTTCTAAAGGAATACATATGACTGTTAAGGGTTACTTTGTATGGGGCAAGTATACTAGCGTTGCTTGGTTCCTCAATCGTAATGATGCAGAGGAATGTGCTAAGAAGATGAACTATCGTGGTGGTACTAACTACATCGTTGTTTCTGCATAAAGGAATACAATGGGACCGTATGATATTGCTGTTGTTACTGGTAATGAGGAAGTGATTACGCATCTTGTGTATGCGGGTACTGAAGATGAAGTAATACTTTCTATTCGTGCGCTCTATAAGGATACTACTATCATTGCTATCATCTTTGGGGCTGAAGGATAATGTATATTCCATTCATTGTTTCAGGTACTATTCTTTCTCTCTTGCTGTGTTGTTACCTAGACTATCTAGGTTTCTTTAATTGGATAAAGGAGATTGTCAATGAGCGTTTCTACCGTTGAACATGTGTATGATGTGGTCGTGAATGGTATGTGCCTTGCTTCTTTCTGTAATAAGTATGAGGCTAATAGGTACGCTATTGCCTATGCTTCTAATTACGCAGGATCTAATGTGCAGGTGGTCTACAATGGCAAGTAATGATTATCTGCATTATGTGTTTCAGCAAAACAATAGTGGTGGATATTATGTTGGGCCTGATGAGTTTGTTGTGACTGCCTTTAGTCTTGATGAGGCATGGGAAATTCTTAAGGCACAGTCTTGGTATACTGATGAGTACTGTGAGTGTTGTGGTACTCGTTGGAGTAGTTGGGGACACATTTATAATATGGATACTCAGTTCTAATGGAAGACTATTACCCTGATGTAGATGCTCTGTATGAAGAGCGAACCGAAGTTATCAATGAGTGGTATGATGCCATTGATATAGTGATCAATACCTATTACGAGGATGACACCGATGAAGATTCATGTTGTGTTTGACTTTCCTGCTGTGAAGGATGTTGAGTCTACCGAAGCAGACTTTACTATTGAATGTCTATCATATGACATGAAGAAATATGCTGGCGATCTGATTGAATGGTACATTGACGATGTAACGGAGTAAATAAATGACTATTCTTCAAAAGAACTCTACTGGTGAGTTCAATACTATTGTTCGTTCTCCTAAGTCCGCACCCTCTTTTGATAGGCAGAAGTATAAACCTAAGCAGTATCTTTTTGATGCTGATCTGAATGAATGGGTGTCTTTCTATTGGGTTGATGTTCCATTCCGTGGTGATAACGGTGGAGCACAATGTATGTGGCTTGAGAATAATGCAGAAGAAGACAACGAAGAAGAGTTTGGTATTAAACTTACTGCTCAAAACATTGGTGATGGTAAGGCTAAGGCAGCAGCGTTTGCTATGTATCAAAGACAGAAGGCAGCAGCTGAGGCATTCTGTGCTCCCCCTGTTCATGGTATGTGCTGCTTCAAGTATTACAATAAAGAGAATCGTAGTGTCACCACTTATTGGGGATATCTTTCTTGTGTAGCAGGTAGTGTTGGGGATATTGAGGAATGTGATGACTCCATGTGTGAGTATAATTCCTATGTTACTGAGCAGATGCATAAGTGGGATAAGTATGATGAGATCTCTGATCTCTTGGATGGGATGGGTATCTATAGCCGTAGTATCCTAAATGATATTGCCGGAGAGATTGGCTCTCATCCTGATGATTGTAACTTCCATGATTGGTGTGATGATAATGGCTATGAGCAGTACAACGGTAAGAATAATCTCTATGAGAATCTAAGGAACATTGACATCAGTCATGTGCAGAATGATTGGCATGCCATTGGTATTCTTGGATGCCACCGTACTATGGGTGGTGATCTCCATGCTAGTAACATGGGTTATTGGAACGGTGAACTTGTGTGTATTGACTTTGGATATCACTGCGTTCAGTAAGGAAACAAATGGCTGATTCATATTATAATATTGTAAAGGAACATGACATCAATGGAGTATGGTTCACAGTGTATGTTGGAGAACACCCCATTGATGGCTTCAGAGATCCGAAAGATGCCTATCTCTTTGGAGAATGGTATACAAATTCAAGTAAAGAAAGTACTAATGAACGACAGTCATATATGGTTGGCCCAGATTCTAACCTATGATTACCCCGTATGGGAACCAATCTGTGCTGGTGAAACTCCAACGCTAGCACTTACGGCTGCATGCCGAATGGTTGGGGCTACTGATACAGTACTACAGGAGACTAAATGATTGTAGCAAGAACTAATAGACACAATACAAAAATTTATACTAAAGCCTATGGCTATGTTGATATAGAATATGATATTAATTGGACTATAGATCCTACTGATAATGAATGGCTATTTGCAGGTATTTGTATCAATGATATTGATCCTGATGTTATGCCCCTTGATCTAGTCTATGATATTATCACAGATAAAATTATTGAGTCAGGTATTTCGCCTCTAGATTATGCAGGAGATCCCGATGAAGAGACTTATTATGTTGATTGAAGTTGAAGATGAAGAGAAGCAGTGGCTTCTATATGAAGTTCTTCAACAGATGATTGATGAGCGTGAGCTTAACGGATACTTCACACTTGTCGATAGCGGCAAGGTTGTTGAGGATCTGCCTGAGTATATGGAGTATGAGCGTAACAAACTTAATCCTATGATTGCTAACTTGGAGAAAGACTTTGACAACCTATATCACAAGTGATAACATTAGTTTTATTGTAGAAGTTTTTGAGAATAGGCATAACTGGATGGACGACCCTAAGAAGAGGGATCTGTGCATGAGTATGCTAAATGAGTTTGATCATATGACTCACGATCAGTACTGGTTGACTGACGATGAGGAACTTTTTATCAATCAGGCTATTCACACTATTGAAAGTTGCTGCTAATGGATAACACTACTAAGACTGATGCTATGACTGAGGCTCTTGCTGTTCTGTCTGAGGCTATTGCTGAGCGAGTTACTAAGAATCTTAACGATACTATTAACCTTAAGATCAGCCGTGCCATTGAGGACTACATGGATAATGGTGACTTCCTCTATAGCCTTGAGGATACTATCAAGGAAAAGATGTCTGATATTATTGATGATCATGTGAGCAATGTCTCTCTCCGTATTGAGGTCGATTAATGAGTGAACCTAATCAGGATACTACCCTTAACTATTGGATGGATTGGTTGGACGCACATCGTATTGACTATACTAAGATTCCTAATAAGGATCTAGTCGAATGGATGAATGAGATGGAAGAAGCTGTCGGTGATTACTTTATGGATATGGTTCCCGATGAATGGCTTGATGAAGATGTTCTCGGGGATGATGATGAAGATGAGTGGGAAGAGTTGCCTGATAACGACGATGACCACGACGATTAAGAAAGGAACTATATGACTGTGTTTTTTGAAACTTTGTTTATTGTGTTGCCGTATATTGGAATTCTTGGTATTAGCTGGGTTGCTGCAAATAAGTTTGATATTATTACCGATCAGTTTTATCTTCTAAACAGACGTATTAACGAGCAAGATAAAAAGATTGCTGGCCTAACTAAGAAGTGTTCGTCTAAGAAGAAGTAATTAATAGGAAGGGTGGCTGAAAAGTAGATAGAGCGCATGCCTTATAAGCGTGAATATGTGGGTGCAACTCCCGCCCCTTCCATGTATATCCCTGTAGCTCAACTGGATAGAGCAATGACCTTCTAAGTCATAGGCTACAGGTTCGATCCCTGTCAGGGATGTTGTAAGAAATACTGGTACATTTTTATTACGGATTCTATGTATACAGATGGCTTTGACCCATCCAAGGTACATAGAATCTATATGGCACTGTAGTCCAAAGGCAGAGACAGTTGACTCAAAATCAATAAAGTGTGGGTTCGACTCCCACCAGTGCTATTAGGGTTGGTAGCTCAATAGGTAGAGCAGTTGACTTTTAATCAATTGGTTGAGAGTTCAAGTCTCTCCCGACCCATTCCATAGAAAGGATTATAATGGGACTTGATTTGTTTGCACATGGTGTTGATCCTCAAGCGTTTCAGGATCTTCCTACTGTTCTGTGTGGCAGTATGTTTACTGATGGTCAGTCTAGTATTCGTGGTAAAGTTTATGCTAAATTTATCAGCGACATTTGTGATGTTGATGTTTATCAGGAGAAACTTCCCACTAAAGATTTGCAGCGCATCGTAACGCAACTTAGTGTATACTACGCAGGTGCTGCCGATCCCACTAATACTAATGCTGTGTATACTTTACATAAGTCATGGGGTTTTTCTTTGAAAGAAGTTAAAGGACTGCTTGATTGGTTTACAGTTATAAAGGAAAATAATGGACAAGTTATTGGGTGGTGGTAAATGAAACATGATGAAACACTTGAGCGATTCATTGATCACGATGTCTACATTTATTGGGAAGACATTGCAGGATACTCTGACTCATGGATGGAGCGCAATAACATTATTGATATGCGTCCTCACTCTTGTATATCAATTGGTCGTATCCTTGAAATGACTGAAGAGTATTTAACTCTTGTTGCTACATGGGATGAAGAGAAGACTATTGTCTCCGATGTAAACTGTATTCCACTTGGATGTATTACTAAGATCGTCTTTGTCAATCCACTTATGAATGAAAGGTACAAATGATTAATAATTCGTATACTAAAACTATTGGAGAACGCCCGGATAATTATAGCATTGTCTCTATCATGGATATTTCCTATAAGGATTATCTTGGTATTGAAGATGGCTTTACTTTTAATGTGATTAAGAATGATCATGGTACTATCACTGCTGTCTCGCAGTTTATTACTTACAATGATCTTAAAAACCTTTCAATGATTTCTTGGGAAGCAACTGCTAACTATGAGCGAAGACAGAGAGAAAAGAAAGAAGCGGCTGCTAGAGAAGCAGAAGCACAAGGAACTGGAGAAGGTCAAGCCTAAGCTTGATCCTTATAGACGGAGTAAGGTACGCGACAATGATCGTCATGGTCGCTACGAAGATGGCGAAGAAACCTATTAAGGAAACTAATGGCTCACAATATTACCGATACTGATGGCGCAGTCTTTCATAAGGAAGCTGCTTGGCATGGACTTGGTGTTGTTATTCAGAATGATATGAGTCCAACTGAGGCTATGGAGATTGCTGGTCTTAACTGGACTGTCTCTAAGGTTGGCCCTGTGTTTGCTGGTGATGCTCAGTCTGATGAGTACAATGCTATTGTTCGTGATGATACTAACGCTATCTTGTCTATTCAGTCCCCTGATTATCAGGTGATTCAGAATAGCGAAGTGTTTGAGATGGCATACAATCTTGGTGCTGACATTAAGGTTGAGTCTGCCCTCTCAATGAATGGTGGTCGCCGTCTTGTTGTTCTCTGTAAGACGGGAACTATGGATGGTGCAGGAAGTAATGATCCAATTGAGAAGTACATGGCTTTTATTAACAGCCATGATGGTACGCTTGCTAAGTCTGTTATGCCTACCAGTATCCGCATTGTCTGTCAGAATACTTTGAGTATGGCTATGGCAGCGGGTGCTAAGAAGGCTTTCCGTATTACTCATACTGGTGATATCAAGAAGAAGCAGGAAGCTATGGCTGATGCTCTTAAGTTCTACCAGAAGACTGGTAAGTTGTTTGAAGAGAAGGTGTCTGCCCTTGTTAACAAGGAGTTTACCAAGACTGAGATCCAGAAGTTCTGGATGGATGTTTGGGGTATGATTGAGACTCCTATTGTTGCCAATCCGCAGACTGAGGCTGAGTATACTAACTACCTTAAGGCTACTACCACGATTGCTAAGTGGTCTGATACCTTTGATAGTGAGCGGCAGTCTCTTAATAGCACTGCTAATCTGTGGCTTGTTGCTAATGCTGTGACTAAGGAAATGCAGCATCGTATTCCTGCCCGTGGTAAGAAGCCTACCTTTGAGTCGGCTGCTTACAATAACTTGTTGGGTAAGAATCAGGATGCTACTATTGAGGTTATGAAGTATGCTCTTACTTTCGCTTAAGGAGAACACTATGGCTACTAAGAAGACTAAGAAGAAGACTGAGAAAAAGAATGTTGTTGTTGAAGAATTGACTCTTTATAAGACCTTTGCCGATGAGGTTAGTGAGGTTCACTATAGTCTCTTCCATCTAAAGGATGATGTTTTTATCGGAGAGGTTAGTAATAAGGAACTAGTAGAGCGTTTGTTTGAACTGTGCCATGCACTTGATAAGGCACTTGATACTATTGAAGTAGTTCAAGACGATGACGATGGCTATGATGACGGTGACGATGATGATTGGTATATCGGATAAGGAGTAACAATGTGTAAGCGTAATCGTGCTTACTATAGTGACGAGCATGGGTATGTGTGTGACTGTCGAAGAACAGAAGACCCATACGAAATGCTCTGTTGGATTTGTCAAGAATATGTAGACGAACAGGAGGATATACTTGACGAGACTATGGAATCAGATGACGAAGACGGAACAGGAGAAGAGAACAACCCTTCAGATCGTTACTGAAGAGGAGATGCTTGCTCTATCTGAGAATAAGTATTGGGATGCATACAATGCTAATCCCGATGAAGGTATTCCAGAACAGACATTGATTGATGCTTGTGTTATTCATCTTACTCCTTTCTATCAGCAGTGGATTGATACTATCTCAGAGAATAGAAAGACTCCTGAGTGGGCTACGCCTTTGTTTGCAGTAGGTGCTGCAAAGATGGCTGACATTACTATCAGAGCTTTGATTCTTGAGTGGTTCAACTCATCTTTCTGGGAGCGTAAGTATGAGGGAGATCTCTTTCCTCTGCCTACTGCTCAGCATATTGCTCATGTTATATCTGAGATGGTAATTGAGATTGTTGCTTATCAGCAAGCTAAGAAACAGTTCCGTGAGGATTGGCTTAAGCAATCTCACTACCAAAAGAAGTGGACTGCTAAGCGATGCAAAGCATTTGCTTATAAGATGGGTACGCTAAACAAGAAGAACTTCAATAGGAAACAACGAGAAGACTTTGGACATCACATGCTGCGTATTGCAGAGATGTCTGAGATTATTCAGCTCAAGAATATTCGTAAGCATACAGGCAAGCGATGGACTGAGCGAGTAGTTGTTACCTTTACTGATGATATTCTTAGCGAGTTGCACAAGCGACATCAAGATGTTATTGCTAAGGCAGCATTGCTTTATCGTCCTATGATTGTTCCACCTATTGAGCACACGCTTACCAGCAGCGGAGGTAATCTTCTCCAGTATGTTCGTAAGCCTGTGGTTCAGAAGTTTAAAGATGTAATGTGGGATGAGAAGGTACAGCAGAATGGTAGTACACCATCACAGACTGTGCTTGATGGTCTTAATGCAATGATGCATACTGAGTGGACTATCAATACTAAAGTACTTGAAGTAATGGAGAACTTGTTTAAGAATAATACACGGGAAGCTAATCTTCCTGCGTATGACTTCTCAGCATTTGACTTTGCTGAAACATATCCTGCTAGTGGTACTAAAGAAGAGCAAGCAAGATGGTGTGCTCAAAAGGAAGAGGCTTATAGTAACTGGTATAAAGAAGAACAGTTGCGTGGTCGTATGCTTGTCAGGTTACAGCTTGCTAAGTATCTGATCCCTCAGAAGTTCTTCTATCATATCTTTACTTGTGACTTTCGTGGTCGTGCTAACTCAGCATGTGATCTACTGTCACCACAAGCATCTGACTTTGATCGTGGTCTTATTATGTTTGCCGAACCGCGCAAGCAAACCACAACTGGTAAGTACTGGCTACAGGTACATGTCGCTAATCTCTTTGATCAGGACAAAGTTCCTTTTGATCAACGAGCTAAGTGGGTACAAGATAATATGGATATGTTTAGACGAATCAATGATGATCCGTATGAGACACGCAAGCTATGGGTGTCGGACAAGAAGAAAAAGAATCCTTCTTTCCAGAGACTTGCTGCTGTGTTTGATCTGTGTCGTACTGATGGTATGACGCAGGTTCCCGTACAGATGGATGGTTCCTGCAATGGTGTACAGCATTGGGCTGCGCTTATGCGTGATCCTGCTCTAGCTAAGCAGGTTAATCTAGTCAAGACAGCACAGCCACAGGATCTATATCAGTTTGTTGCAGATAGCATGACTGATAATATGATTGCTGTAAAAGAAGAAGACAGTAATAAGGGGCGGTGGGCAAGTAAATTTCTTGAGTATTGGGAAGGGGATATTGATCGCTCAGTAGTTAAGAGAGCAGTGATGACTGACCCATATGGTGTAACATTCTACGGTATTCGCAGATACTGTAAGACTGAAGGACATCTTGATTGGGTAGGTAAAGATCAGATTGCTGGTGCAGTTATGGAACTTGCTTCCTTTATTGACCGCGCCCTCAAGGGTACACTGATTGAACCTAATAAGGGTAAGGCTTGGCTCAAGGTTACAGCTGATATGTTCTCTGAAGTTGGTAAGAATGTTGAGTGGACTACACCATGTGGCTTTAAGGTTGTTCACCAGTACTATGAAATATTAACCAGACGATCAGTTGCCAAACTGTTCGACATGAAAGAGCTGCACTTTGGTGCGCCAGATAAGGAAACAATAGATGGAAGCTCAGTTAATCTGGCTATCTCTCCAAATTACATACACTCGTTGGATGCGAGTCATATGTGGTCTACCATCAAGCGAATGATTGATTCAGGTATCACTCAGTTCAGCATGATCCACGACTCTTATGGTTGTCCTGCTCCAGATGTCAATCTTATGAGAGCCTTTACTAATGAGGAGTTTCATAAGATGCACAGCACTAATCTGTTAGCAGATATGCGAGAAGAACTTATTCAAAACATTGGTATTGAATTGCCCGAGACCCCAGAGGTAGGCATATTCAACATTGATAATGTTTTAGATGCCGAGTACTTCTTTCAATGAAAGACAAAGTGTACAAAATAACAAGTGAAGGTGACATGGAAGAAGCAGTTAAAGTATTTACTGCTTTGGCTCTGTCAAAGAAAAAGCGTAAGAAGTTATCGCTATGGTTTGCTACTGAAGCATTCAGTGATATCTTTTTAAACGCTGCGTATACGGAGTTCTCTTTGAAGAACATACCACCGCAGCCTAACATGAATATTAATATCTATATTGGAGGAGATAATGAAGACGATCTGGAAACCGAACAAGATGCTTAATGGAAAGCATTGGCGTTGGGGTGATCTCTATGATAGTTGGAATCAACTACAGAAGGATCACTTTGATGGTAAGCTTGATGTCTACGCCTCAATCAATGGACTTCCTTCCCTTGCTCAGCAGTGGAAGGATTCATTCAACCGGAGGAAGCGCAAGTGAGCGAAGAAGAGCGCGAATACCTGAACGAAATGATTCGGAGTCTCAACAATCAACTCGTTGATGCGTTGCGAGAGCGCGACGAGGCGAGGCGGCTGTGTTGTGAGCATGCCGCTATGGACGAGGGCGGATATGTAAAGCATGGAACCATGCTGCACTTCGCAGAGTCTCGCGGTTGGGACTGCTTTCCACAGGAGGACAAGCCATGCCAGTAGGCGGCAGATACAAGAACACGAAGTACGGATACAACGCATCTGGCGACGATGTGTTCTTCATCCTCATCCCGATCTTCGCCGTCATCCTGCTCATTGCGATGATTGGCGAGGCACGGAGATCAAGTAGCGGCACGAACCACAGAACCAC